GTCTTATCATTTTTAGAGCCTATCATTTTTGGTAGGCTCTTTTTTTTGAGGACATATATGTCACATTTCATTTGTACTATATGTGTCACAATTATACTCCTTTTTATATGAAAAATCAAATAATTATGCCTTTGCTATTGACTTATACCATTATTTATGATATAATGTTTACATAAGATAAGGGGGATTATGATGAAACGATTATTGAGTTTCCTAGCGGCACTTATGCTTATGGGTGCCACTCCGCTTGCGGCTTCTGCCACGGCAAAAGCGGATATGAATATTATAAAATCTGAACAGTTTACATCTACTGACAAAAATGAGTTGTATGATTTTGAGGAAGGTTTTACACAGAACGGTTATGAGTATCACCTTATTTCAAATACAACATCAATCATAAAAACTGATGATAATGCGAAGGTTCAGACAAAACAGCAGGAAGTTGTGACAAGCGATCTGTCAGAAAAGTCTTATGATTTTGATGATACCATAGAAACTGAGTGGGGTGGCAAAAAGTATACTGCGAAGCTTGTGAGTACCTATTATACTCAGTCCAGTATCGAGCAGAAACAAATCTATGCGGAAGGCTCGACTTCTTTTCCACACCAAACGAGTGAACCGATATTTCCCAACAAGGACTATTTTGACGTAAATAATGATTACACAGGTGGTACGCAGCGAGTGCAACTTTCTTTGCAGAGCGTTGATAAGACTGAGGAAGAATGGAGCGATGATGTGAGCTTTCCTATCGAGTTTTCGTCATATTCAGCTTCTTACTATGATTTTAACGGTGTGCGCCTTAATCATGATGATAAAAATTGTCCGCTTGACGGCAGGGGAGACCTTGTACTCGAATTTCTCGGCTTAGATAAGTCGAAATACAAGATAACCTCTGTTAAGTGGGCAGGCGAGGTCAATAAATCAAATGACACACGAAAAGCAGTAGCATACGGCAAGAGACTGACAAGCACATACACGGCGCATTATGCCGACTGGGTAACGATAACAGGCGGAGCAACATGGATCGGACACGGCGTATACGAGTACGAGATATCTTCTGAGGGAAAGCCAGTATACACGATACAGGCAACAGGCGTGTATCAGAGGGGGGCGCAGATAACTCAGACCACAACCACAACAACAACTGTCATGGTAGAAAGCAAGGTTGAAGAAACCTCATCGGTAGTGGAAAGAGCAAAATCGGCGAAAATATCGAAAGTTCCTGTAGCTGTTGAGATAGGTGGTACAACAGGTTTTGTAGCGATCATTGTCTGCTTAGGATTTGTGAATATCAATTCCATAGTGGTATATGATATGAAAGGCAACAGACTTTTTTCGAGAAAATGTAAGCGTTCTGTTGACCTTACGAAAGCCTACGCAGAAAAGCACGAGCGTGTACAAATTGTACTGAAAAGCGGCGCAAAGAAAAAGGTCAAAGGCTATGGCGGTCTTGTCTTTACAGCGAACGGCAGGCAATTGCAGATAGTTGAAAAAACAGAGAATGGATATATCGTTAAGCTGAGATATGTGGGAGATAATTAAAATTCACAATGAAAGCCTCGAAATGCTTACTTCGGGGCTTTTTTTCTTTGAGTGCTTTGTGAACTTTCGCAATATCATTGCTATATACTTTCTTATATTTTTCAGTATTTTAGATATTTTAGAAGCTTAAAAATAGCGTAAATGCGTACTTATATAACTTTTACTGTGACTTCAAGTGCGACTATTTGTGACTTGTAGTGCGAACTATTGTGACCTGTAGTGCGAACTATTGTGACCTGTGGTGCGAACTGCCTTTTAAAAGCGCAATATCGTTTCGTTAAGCTGTTATCATAGTAAGATATAAGTTTGTTATTGTGACCTCAAGTGCGATTTTCGAGACGATTTTCACATGGTAAGTTTTATAGTGACGATGCTTGACAACGGTCACAATAAATGCTATAATATGTGTATATCAAAAGATTTTAGGGGGCGAGGCTATGACGGAGCAAGAAGCAGAAGTAATGGATAGTCGAGGCTATTCAGTAGTTAAAGCAAATTCTATTATACAGAAGTCCAGATACAAACTAAGTATTGCAGAGCAAAAAACGATAGCATACATCTGTAGTATGATTAAACCCATAGAAGAAGGGGAGCAGTTTCAGCTTGAATATATTTTTAACATTCGGAAATATTGTTGGATATGCGGAATTAATTACGGAAGTGGAAAAAATTACAGTGATGTAAAGGCTATCCTTCAAAATTTGAGCGACAAGTCGATGTGGCTCAAACAGGGTGACGAAGAAATTCTCGTGCGTTGGCTTGCAAAGGTGAGGACAAATAAGCAGAAGGGAACAGTTCATATAAAGGTAGACGAAGATTTAGTACCTTATTTGTTCGGCTTAAAGCAGCAGTTTACACAGTATCAGCTTTTGGATATTCTTGCGATGAAATCAGCATATAGCATAAGAATTTATGAGTTATTGAAATCTTATGCAGGCTTTAAGAAAAAGGTCTTTGAACTTGATGATTTAAAGAAGAAGCTTATGGTTGAGGATATTTCAAGCTATAACCGCTTTCCTGATTTTCGGCGCAAGGTGCTTGATGTTGCAATCAATGAAATTAATAATTTAACAGCTTTGAATGTCAGCTATGAGCCAATATCAAAGGGAAGAAAGGTCATAAAGATCGAGTTTCATATGAACATGAAAAAGGCAAGCGAATATACAATTGCAATGGCAACGGCGGAGAATATGCTTGAAACGAAAATTTGATTAAAAGAGGGGTATATACAATGGCTAGGAGATACAGGAAAAGAAGCAAACGCAAGCAAGAAGAAAGTCTTGGTGAGCTTCTTGCAACAGCAACGGCGATCATAACCTTATTTGTTACAAAAGGAAACCTTGTGGCAACGCTGATTATGATGCTTATAGTTGGTGTGGGCGTACCACTTATCATTAAGGTCTACAAGCAGAATAAGAAAAAAGAACGATATCTTACAAGCGGTATGGCTGATATAGACCAAATGTCAGGAGAAGAATTTGAAGAGCTTTTGAAGTATCATTTTCAGGAGCAAGGGTATGAGGCACAGCTCACACCTAAGTCACACGATTATGGTGCAGATTTAGTATTAAAGAATGGATATGGTGAAACCATTGTCGTTCAGGCAAAGCGGTACGGAAGTTCCGTAGGAATAAAGGCGATACAAGAAGTGATAGGCGCAAGGTCTTATTACAACGCACAGAGAGCCATTGTATTCACTAATAACTATTTCAGCAACAGTGCTGAACAGCTTGCGGAAACGTCAGGAGTCGAGCTGTATGACCGCTCAGAGCTTACGCAGTTCATAGGCGGTAACGACATACGCTCATTCGTTTCGACGGCGTATACGCAAGCACAGCCGTCTCAGCAAGCGCAAGAGCCACCGTCCTGCCCTTATTGTGGTGGAACGCTTGTTAAGCGGTATGGAAAGCATGGCGCATTTTGGGGCTGTAGCAACTTTCCGACTTGTCGATATACAAAGAATATATAATGAAAAAGCTCAGAAAAAAATTCTGAGCTTTTTCAAATTTCTATTGACTTTCCAAAAATTTAGTGTTATACTTATCTATGTATCTTATGATTAAAGACTTAAAATTCTGCCTGCTAGAATTTTAAGGAATTATTTCTTTTTATTATTCTTTCCGAAATCATCAATTGTTCGGATCAATAATATTAAAAATATTATTGTTTGTATATCCATTATTTATCACGCTCCTTTATGTGGGGTACGGCTCATAAAGTCATAGACAAGTATGAGCCTAGTTATCGAGAGTAGCTTGTTGTATAGATAAGTACCAAATTAGGAAAGTCGATAGTCTACGCCCTTTAACCTAATATTAAGTAGTGCCACTTTTAAAACTATTTGCTGACAATATAATCGTTTAATGGTGCAAAAAAGCAAGTTTTATTGTGAATAAATTGTAAACATTTTAGAAGTGAGATTTACGCAGACTACAAATCAGTTTTCATTTTTTTGTACGGAATGTATTATTGAAATAACGATACACTTATACTCCTTAAACATATAAAACCATATGAAAGATAGACGTTGAGAGAAAATCTTGCAACGTCTATTTTTTTTAGAAAAGTGTTGACATTATGCGTAATATATGATATAATATATACAATCAAAACCACTCTTGCTTAAATAAGTATGAGTTATCTTATCGGAAAAAAGACTTGCAGAAATGTGAGTCTTTTTTTCGTTTGTGCTATATGTGTCACAATTGCACTTCATTATAGAAATAAATGTATTCACTTGACAAAATACATATATTATGATATAATCTATACATAGCAAATAAAAAGAAGGTAAATAACATAAGCAGATTTTAAACCATTTAAGGTGGAGGTAAACGTGGAAAGTATGAAGTTGATTACAATGAGAACATCGAAGAAGATGTTTAATGAGATAAGTTCCTATGTCTTATCTGCTGGCACAACGCCCTCGGGCGTTGTGGAAGAGGCATTGAAAAAGCTATTATCAGCAAAAAATGTGAACATATCTAGTGAAACTCTCAGAAGAAATAATGAGGGCGATGATATGCGTACAGAAACCTTTGGAGTATATATTCCAAATGACCTATTTGAAAGAGCTGACTTGTTGGCAAAGCAGGTAGGTGTGGCAAGAAGCAAGATACTATTACAGGCAATTGCAGATTTCTTTGATGATTTAAAAAAAAGTAAAAAGGAAAGTCAGAAGAAAAATATAGAGTCTTTGTATGAGGCTTTTAATATTTACAGCTCTCTTGATGATGTAACTGCTATCCCTGATACTGACCCACGCCGAAAGAAAATCGTTGACCTTGGCACTTATAGTAAGCTTGTTTATCAGAAGGTGTTCCACCGTTGTGAACAAACGGACAAGGATAACGTTATCCTGACTTCTGATAAGCAGGAGCAATGGGCTGAGATAGACGAGGACGGTGTTGTGCAGAATATAAGCTGCTGCCCTTATTGCGGTCTTAACCTGAACGATCATAAAGGCACAATAGTTGTGCTTAAAGCAAATACTTCCGATGAACAGTGGCAAGCAGAGTTTGAAGGAGCTATGATGTAGGCATGATAAAAATAAGAGTAGAGGGAGAGCCGAAAGAGGTTGAGAAATTTGTGCGCCTTTTAGAGAAAAAGGACATTCGTGTATTGAGCGAGAGTGACGATTATAAAAACCGTAACTCTGTTTATGTGAGAAGATATTTAGACGTGGATATAAGCCGACAAGGGGGAGAATAAATGGAGAAGAAAAAAGTAGTGATACCAGTAATCATTTGCATATGCGTATCTGCACTTCTTTCGTTCCTTATAGTAAACGGCATACAAATAGCCATGTGCGACAGCCTATACTACAAATTGAAAACTCTTGAATATGAAAAACATAGACTTTGTTATGTTCTTGCCGATAATACATCTTATGAAAAACAGATAGACGAAACCAAAACAAGGTATATCCTGAGTATGGATATGTCTTTTTTGAAAGAGGCAAGTTCAGACGAAGAAACGATAAGAAAGCTTGACGATGTGGACGAGCAGATACATCAATTGGGCGATGATTATATCAATGCCTTTGAGGGAATATTCGGCACAAAGAAGTTGAAGTCAAGCGAATATTCCGATAAACGTGCTGTGTACAATGATTTACTGATTTTTAATGGCAGGGAAAAAGATGAATGAGATTATAATCAGCATCAAGCCTGAGTGGTGCAGAAAAATAATGACAGGGCAGAAAACGGCAGAAGTCAGACGTACAAAGCCAAAACTGAACACGCCTTTTAAATGCCTTATTTATTGCACGAAGGACGCTAAGTCAAATGAGCTTTACAAGGGCAAGGTGATAGCTGAGTTTGTTTGTGATAAGATATTTAATATTGATGAAGGCAGCAAGGCTGAGATAATTGAGAACTCCTGCCTCACCGAAGAACAGTTGGAAACGTATGGCGGAAAATATGCTTGGCATATTTCTTGCTTAAAAAAATATGTTCCAGTATTGCCGCTTGAAACCTATTTTAAAAAAGCTCCGCAATCGTGGTGCTACATAAAAATGTGACATATGTGTCCACTTTTGAGCAAGTTTTGAACTTGCTCTTTCTTTTTGCGCCGAAGCCTATAAAACGCTGCATAGCTATCACGATACAGCGTTTGTATATAAAGAAATATGATGAAGGTGGTCGGGCATGAGGCTCATTTGTTGCTTAAAATTTTATATTTACTATTGACAAATGTAATGTAATATGATATAATATATATATAAGATAACCTACTTTATTAAAGGAGTGCTGATTATGGGCAACGCATTAGTTGAATTTTATCCGACACCGAAAACTCTCATTGATAAAATGCTTGACGGAATAGATTTTAATACCGTGAAAACCGTATTAGAGCCAAGTGCAGGAAACGGAGCTATCGTTGAGGGTTTGCTGGAAAGAAGTAAACAATCATATCGTGGCGAGAAAATAGACATTGACGTAGTGGAGATAGAGCCTGATTTTCAGAAGATTTTAAAAGGCAAGGGATATAAGCTTGTGTATGATGATTTTCTGACTTTTGAGGCAGATAAGCACTATGACCTTATCATTATGAACCCACCATTTTCAAACGGTGATAAACACCTTTTGAAAGCGTTGGAAATGCAGGAGAACGGCGGCGAGGTAATCGCTATTGTTAATGCTGAAACTATTCGCAATCCATTCAGTAATCGCCGCAAGGAACTTGTGAAGCTGCTTGAAGAATATAACGCTGAGATAAACTATCTGCCTTCTGAGTTTACAAGTGCCGATCGCACAACAAACGTTGAGGTCGCAATGATTAAGGCTAAAGTGCCTTGTGTATATAAAAGTGATATTCTGAAAAATCTTGAACGTTCAGAACTGGAGCAAGAGGACAGAAACTTTGAGCCAACTGACGTTGCAAGCGGTAACTACTTTCAAAATCTCATTGACTCATACAATCTTGAAGTTGCCGCAGGCAAGAAACTTATAACCGAATACTTTGCTTTAAAACCTAGATTTTCAAGCAGTTTTAAAAAGGACTCTTATCAAAGAGATATCATAAAGCTTGAAGTCGATGAACATTCATATAAAGAGAATTATGGTGAAATGATTAACCGTTTCATTTATTCAATGAGATATAAGTATTGGAACGCTTTGTTCCATTCTGACGAGTTTATGAAGCTGTTCACAAGCAAGCTTAGACAAGACTTTATGTCAAAACTTTCTGAAATGAAATACTATGATTTTAACCTTTTCAATGTTCTCCAAATGAGAATAGAGCTATCAAGACATTTGCTTTCTGCTCTCGAGGACAACATCTTGCAGTGCTTTGAAGAGTTTAGTACGAAATATTCGTGGTATTCTGAGTGTGCTAACAATATTCACTATTATAACGGTTGGGCGCATAACAAGGCGCACTATGTAAACAAAAAGGTTATCATACCGCTTTCGGCGTGGAATGATATTTTTAAGAGATTTTCTTATTACAGAGTGGAAGAAAAGCTCAAAGATATCGAAAGGGTCTTTGAGTATCTTGACGGCAGCGACCGCATTAATTATCACGATCTTTCTTCGATACTCAAAGTGGCTGAAAACATGGGAGAAAGTCGAAATATTGAGCTGAAATATTTCAATGTTTCATTCTACAAAAAAGGAACTTGTCATATTGAGTTTACTGACGAAAAACTTCTGAAAAAATTCAACATTTACGCAGGCAGACAGAAAAACTGGTTGCCGCCACATTACGGTAAGAAGGCGTACAATGAAATGACCGATGATGAAAAAGCCGTCATTGATGAATTTGAGGGAGAACAGGCATATGAAGAGGTGTATGAACATTCAGAACAGTATCTTATTGAGAATAATGAACTTTTGAAACTTTGTGGATAGGGGCGAAAAACATGAGCAGAATGACAAAGAAACAGCGTGAAGAATTAAGGAAAAAAGAAATCGAACGTAAAAGAGAAAACTTAAAAAGGACGTATAATGCTTATCTTTTATATCACCGTTATAAAAATATAACGTGGATAGCAGAAAATGATATTCGCAGAAAGAGTGCAAAAATCATTGTAAATAATTATTTTTTCACAGTGTTTAGTGGAATTGAGCATCGTTGTAAAGAAAAGCCAACGGGATATAAAATATGGTGCAATACGATAGCGAGCTTTGGAGATAATGAATACTGGGTGTTGAGTAAACCGCAATGCGTTCAGGGTCATTTTATAGAAACGTGTCCTTTTTGTGGTGCAGATTTAAAACACCGAAAGGGAAGTGTTGTTCTCATTAAGACGAAGAGAAGCGAAGAAGAATGGCAAAGAGCATTTGACCGTTCGTTGTGATATTATGTATCATCGAAGCAGAGTTGAGAAGCTATTCAAAGTAAAGGAGAAATAATATGGACGTATCAAAAATCAGCATGGAGAAGATCGAAATAGCAGTTAAAGATTTTAATCAGGAAGTATATTGGCGGAACGAAAATATAAAGAAATATGGAGAACCGTTCGGAATGTTTATAAAAATAGTTTATGACAAAGAGATAAACGACCTGTATGTTTCTTTTATCACGCACGAACTTTGCGAGTTATATTTCGGAAAAGATGACCGATATGTTGACCTAACAGAAAATATGGAACGAAAGGTAACAGTTGAAGAAATTACAAAAGCCTTGACGAACATCTAAAAATAACCCAAAATGCTTACGAATGGCGGTGCTGAGAAATCAGTGCCGCCATTCGTGCTATATGTGTCACAATTGTTCCTTTCCGAGTGTCAAACGCCTCACGCCTAACTGCTATAACATTTGCAAATATACGGCTTATGGTGAATGTGGTCGGGGTAGACCCATAATATAAATTCTCATTTAGCTATTGACAAATTACATATAATATGATATAATATATTTATAAGATAATTCGTAATTAATTTTAGTGAGGAGTGGTTTTATGCCAACAGCAACAGCATTTGACTGGACTGGAAATCAAACGTCCATATTTTCCACGCTTGCCGCAAGTAATCATTCAAAGACCGAGAGGCAGGCTGATGATTACTATGCTACCGACCCGATAGCGGTTGAAAAGCTATTGGAAAAAGAACATTTCAACCATTATGTGTGGGAGTGCGCCGCAGGCGGTCTGCATATCTCTAATGTGTTGACTGCTCACGGATATAAGGTAAGAAATTCTGACATAACAAGTCGAGGAAACAGGAGCATAGAAGAGCTTGACTTCTTCAAAGCCGAGAAGGATAAAATGTCACCTGATATCATTACAAACCCACCATACAAGTATGCAAGCGAGTTTGTTGAACACGCATTGAATATCTCAATGGATAGTGTTAAGGTTGCTATGTTCTTAAAAATTCAGTTTTTGGAGAGCAAAAAAAGGCGAGAACTGTTCAAAAAATATCCACCTAAGAAAATCTATGTTTTTACAAATCGAATGAACTGCGGTAAAAACGGCGTGTTTGGCAAAGAAAGTTCGGCGGTGTGCTATGCGTGGTTTATTTGGGAAAAGGGATATACAGGACTTCCGAATGTGGATTGGATAGATTAGAATGTAAGAGAGCTGACATTTCGGCTCTCTTTTTTTTGTGAGCTACATATGGCACAGAGAGGCATACAAAACGTCTCACGTCTATCACGATACAGCTTTTATATATACAAGCCGTATGGTGATAGTGGTCGGAAATTCAGAGTTGAAAAAATATTCATTTAACTATTGACAAAATACATATAATATGATATAATATATGTGTAAGATAACTTGAACTTAAAGGAGCGTTGAGTATGGAAGAGAAAGAATATCTTACCAAAGAGAAAATTTTTGCTATGATTGAGAGAGACATGAAAAAAGTTGACTTTCAAGAGCAGATAGGTTTTTTCTACAGTGAACAAGGCTACATCTATAAGTCTGATAAGAACTTTGAAGAGCTGAAAGACGATGAAGTCTGTTACATACCTGAGTATTATTCTGAGGTCAATGACGAGGGCTTGCTTGAAGATGTTGATATTTATACGAAAACTGATTTTATGGAAATCTGCGGAAATATCAAATGGCAGGCTTCTGCGTTGTATGAGTGCGTGGATTGGCAGCACCCTGAAACCCTTTATGATGAAACAGACTGGGAAGAAGAAGCAGAATACTATGTGGAAAGTGCAATGTAATGTAGATTAAAGGAGAGTTAAAGTTATGAGCTATGATATCGTATTTCAGAGAGCGTTTGTAAGAGTTAATGAAAAGGAATGTATACCTATGGTGCTTATGGGTTGCAATAATCTGACGGAGCTTTGCTATGACCGTAATGGCAGACCATATGAAAGACGTGTGAGAAACTGGGGAACGTTGCACTATGTAAAATCGCCTGACGATAAGTACGATGCGTGCGTGACAGAGGAAGCGTTCTGCAAGGCTATTCCTGACGTTGAACACGAGTTCTTTCTGTTCAATAGCAGATTTCTGTTCAAGAAAAATATGAGAGCTTTTATAAGAAACGGCTTTAAACAGGCTTATACGGCAGAGGACTTTTCAATTTCAGGCAACAATCTGAGGTTAGAAGTGATAGAGTACAAAAGAGATAAGAACTATACTCAAAATCTCATTTACGGAAAAGTGGTTGAAACAACCGCAGATTTGCAAAAAGCCGTAGAGGAAGCAAGAGACGTGATGAAAGAGTACAACGGCGGAGAAATGCTTGTTATGGACGTTACAACATTTTATGATGAACAGGTAAGTAGGTGGAGTGCGTGATGAAGCCGATAGCAATGCTTGATGTATCAGAGCAGGGCAGAATAAAAATAGTGGATAGCAATGGCGAATATGTGACATATGTGTCAACTATGGATATGAGTAAGGAAGAAGTTCTCTCGTTTTTCAAAGATTTTCACAAGGCAATTAAGTCCGATAAAGATATGTGCAAATTTTTGAAAAACATAAGTGACGATATCGTAGAGATTTCCCCTTGCGGAGATTATGCTAAGCTTTGTGAAAAGTATGGTGCTGAGTATGTGAATGTTATCGGCTCATACTGTTTGAGAATGTCAGAATAGGAGGTAAAAATGCAAAATAGTATTGCAACGTTGTGTTGGAATTGCAAACACGCCGTTCCAAAGATCAACAGGGAAACAGGTGGTTACATTACAGGGTGTGATTGGTCAATACGCCGTAAGCCTATACTGGGTTGGGAAACGTGCTGCCATAGGACGTATGCAGGCACGAACGGTATACTTGAAACATACACTGTTACATTTTGCCCGAAGTTTAAAGAGGGATAAGATATAAGAGGACTGAACATCGGTCCTCTTATATCTTTTTTGTGACACATATAGCACAGCAGCTAGATGTGAAAATTATAAAACGCCTCACAACTAGCAGCTATGGCATTTGTATATAAGGCTTATAGCGATAGTGGTCGGGGGAGTGATATTTATAGCACAAATATTTTTCTGAGAAATTTGCAAAACACTATTGACAAACGCTTTATAATATGATATAATATATACATAAGAATAAAAGAAGCTCTCATGCAGATTTCTTTAAAATGATTAATCGAAAGGATTGATTAAAATGACAGGAACAACAGCAAAGATAATCACCCCACAGGCAACGATCATTAATGCAAAAGCAATAAGCACAATCGCAGAAATGATTGAGCAGTCGAAAAGAATGTCACTTCTTTGCAGTGATGATAGAACGGAAAATATGTGGGTAGATGATGAACTCGTACTGCACTACACAACAGAGGGCGAAGAAAAGCAAACCATAATGTCACGTTGGTCGCTTTCTCAGCTCTGCACTAAAATCGGCATACCAGTCAAGTATATGTACAAGTGCATTGATGAACAGCACGTCAAGCTTGCTCAGACCAATATAAACGAATGGCTGACGGAGTTTAATAATAGCAGGGCAGGCGCAATTATCAGAAAATGCTACTCTGAAAATACAGAGTATAGCAGGGGAATAGTTTCGGAAAGATATTCACTTTATGATAACTCACAAATTTTGACGGCGATAAACAAGTCTGTTAATTTTGATAACTATGATATCAGAGGACAGATTTTGACCCCCGAAAGGCTTCATTTGAGATTGACGAACAAAAAGAAACTCAATGTAGAAGAAGTCGGCGATTTGTTTTCTGGCATAATGATAGACAATTCAGAGGTAGGACAGGGAGCGTTGAAAATAACCTTTATGATGTACCGCTTGCAATGTACTAATGGTATGGTTATGAACACGCAAGCACCGCTTGTATACTGCAAACACTATGGCGGTACGATAGAAAAGTTTTCGGAAAGACTTCACACGCTTCCAAGACTGTTGAGCGAGGCAGAGGAGTATATGACTACACTCATAGATAGAAACATTAAAAAGAAAATGAGCAAGAAAGAGGTTGAGGAGTGCTTTGAAAAAATAAAGAAAGCACTTAAAATGTCAGATGACGGAATTGAAAAGCTCGGCATACTGAGAGAAATCTATGCGGACGAAATGGGCGAGAACAGCTTTGCAATTGTGAACGCCTTGACCGACTACAGCAAGGACTTTTCAATTGACAGGCGCATAGAGATAGAGACATATGCAGGCAAGCTCTTTAAAGCTGCTTAAAGAATAGGACGTGTCATTGTGGCACGTTCTATTCTTTTTTTTGCGCTCTGCCGCATACAAAACGCTTAACAGCTATCACGATACTGCTTATATATACAAAGAGAAATATGGCGATAGTGGTCGGCGTGCTACATATAGCACAAAATCAGAAAAAATTTTTTGAGAAATTTGCAAAATACTATTGACAAATGCGTTATAATATGATATAATGTATACATACCGATAAGATGATTAATACTTCTTGAAAGGGGTTTTGAAAATGGCAAAGTTTTTAGTAGCATACAACAAAAAAGGTGGTGTTGGTAAGAGTACCACTTGCATTAATCTTGCGTTTAATCTCGCTGTTCTCAGGAGCAAAAAAACACTTCTGATTGACATTGATAATCAGGGCGATAGCTCACGTTTTCTTGACGATGTGGACGAGGACAAAAACCTTTATAACGTGCTTAACGGCAAGTATGAGGTAGAGGACGTTATAAAGAACACTCGTTATGAAAATCTTGATTGCGTGACGTTTGGCAAGGTTGAGTATCTTAATACGGACGTAAAGGACATTGAGGAAAGGCTGATGAAGCCGTGGAATGTACTTGATGAAAGATACGATTTTATCATCATCGACTTGCCCCCTGCTATAAGCTCACTTAACAGAGCTATATTTGCTATGACGGACGGCATTATCGTTCCTGTTGATTTATCAGAATACAGCCTGAACGGTTTAGAAGCCGTTGTGGGAGAGGTCAAGAAGTACGGTGGAAAAATTGAGGGAATACTCATTACAAAGTACAAGAAGAAAAATGCACTTCACACAAAGCTTGCAGGACTAATAAAATCATCGGGAATGGGAAAGGTTTTTGATTTCGTTCCTGAGAGCAACGCTATTCAGAACTCACCAAGCTATGGCGTAACAGTATACGAGTATTTCAAGCGTGCAAACGCAGTTTATGAAAAGCTCACAGACGAAATAATTTAATATACAAAAGGAGATTTTGAAAATGGGAAGATTTAATACCGACAGACTTGAAAGCAAGGTAAACAACATCAAGACGGCAAACGAACAGTTTGAGAAAATCAACATCAATGATATTATCGACTGCTCAGACAATCACTTTCCGCTGACGGAAATTGAAGAACTGGCATACGATATCGCCGAAAGAGGTCTTGACGATAACCTTGTTGTCGGACGTTGCAACAAGGAAGTTGCTGAACATTACGGCGTGAAAGAAGGACAGTATCTTCTTATCAGCGGTCACAGACGTAAAACAGCTATTATGTACGCAAATGAGCATATTGACAACTTCAATATGCAGGAGATTATGTGCAAAATAAAGCCGTTCAACTCTGTTGCAAATGCCAAGTATCAGCTCAACATGGCGAATTTGCAGAGCCGTAGACTTACAAGCAGTGACCTTATGAGAGCCTTTACAGAACTGAAAAATCTGTTGCCTGACCTTGAAAAAGAGGGTATGAAGATATCAGGCAGAACGAGAGATTTTATTGCAAAGACTTTGAACATTTCTTCTGCACAGGTCGGCAAAATGGAGAACGTGTATAACAACGCCGTTGACGAGGTAAAGACAGAAGTTGAGCAGGGAACGCTTTCTATCAACGCCGCAAATGTTATCGCAAGACTTGACGATAACGAGCAGAAAGACATTATCAACAACTATTCTGAAACAGACCGCTATGACGAAGCAAAGAAAAGAGTAGAGGAGATAAGAGCAAGAAAAGAAGCTGAGACAACAGCCGAGCTTGACGAACCGACCGCAGAAGAGCCTGAAAACGTTCCAAGTGCAACACCGAACATCACAGTCGCAACAAGAAATGACGTTGAAAAGGCTGTCACAGTTGAGAAGAACACCGAAACAGAAAATTCAATGATATGGGATAACGAGCTTGTCCTGAAATCTGTTGATTATGTATTCAACAAATTTTCACTGAACGTTTCAGAAGAAACGAAAAATCAGCTCAAAGGCATTGAGATGATGTTGAAATCAATGCTCAAAAAGACGGCAGAACAGGCAAGAGAATTTATCAGCGAATAAAAGGTAAGAGAGTTCCTTTTGGAACTCTCTTTTTTTGCTATTTTGCCCACCGTGATAGAACGTTTTACACCTATCAGATATGACGTTTGTATATAAGGTTTATGGCGATAGTGGTCGAAAGCGGACACATATGGCACAAAAGAATTACAATAGGCATTGACAAATTCGACTAAATATGATATAATATATACATAGATTATTATAAGGAGAGAGTTAAAAATGTCACGAAAGAAAAGCATTGAAAATGAGCCGCTGCCTTTTACTGAACTTAAACGGTTTACCAAAACATATCCAAACGTGTGGAGTACCTGCGATATGTTTCACAATGATAACGGTAAAAACGGATTGCCGCCTTGGAATAAACTTTGTGAAGTGCAGATATCGGCAACGCTGTCGATAATGACGAAATATCCTCGTGCAACTATAGACAAAATGTTTCCTGCTGAATGTGCCGCTCTGTACGCTTGGCGCAAACACAAGATAATATACAAATTTGACAAAGACTTGGCGAAAATGCTCATGGAGCAAGCGGAAGATTTAGAAGTTCCTTTAGACGTGCTTTATTCCTTGCCGTACCCTTGTATATACATAGAGTTGGACGAAAACGTAGGCTTTTTGGTGTGGTTTGAGGACGATTATTATACACACGTTATGGAACTGCGTATGTTGATACTTAGACGTAATGCTGACGGAACAGTCTCACACAATGAAAACATCATACTTCACCTTAAAGAGGGTTGGAGCATATCTGACGGCGTAAGAGATATGGTTAAGACTATTCAGCATAATCTTAATGACAAAGAAATTCAAAAGCAAGTCAAAGAATTTGGTTTTACATCAGATAATTCTGATCCTGATAAGCAATTTGAAGTTCAATATATAATGGCGAGTAGCTTGATACAGCTCGTTTTATATATTTGTGCAGAAAATAAAGATGTGCAGGAAAACGAAGAACAAAAAAGCATTTCAAAACCATTCAACAAGGAAAAGCCAAAAGACGTTTTCAGAGAGATACGGAAGTGGGACGTTGGATATCGAGTAGGAAATGTGATACGAAAGGCTAATAAAACCAGTGAAAGCAGCTCTGCTTCTGAACATAGCAATGTAGGTCACGGAAGCAGCGTTGGCAAACGTCCTCATAGTAGACGAGGACATTATCATCATTACTGGGTAGGCTCGAAAAAAGACGGAACACGGCGTATTATTTTGAAGTGGATAGCACCGATGTTTATAAACGGAGATATTGATGATATAATACCGACAACATATGAACTGAAATGAAAGGACATTCGATGAAAAAAGAAAAGGAAGATTGGATAGTTGAGAAATTTGTAAATGACGTTTCTTTGTTTTTATGGCAAGAAAAGCATTTGAAGGCAAGATTTAATGTGACAACGGAAGAACTTAGACGTTGTGAGGGATTGGCTCGTATAAAAGTGTGGGAAGGAAAAGAAGGTATTCTTACGAACAGAAACATTTTAACTGCTATATGCTCACTGGATCTTGATGATCCAGTATGGGTAAAGATAATTAAAGAAGATATAGCAGAGGAAATGTATTGAAAAAACTGCGGTCATAGGGTGTACGCCTTGTGACCGCAGTTTTCTTTGCGGCATATAGGAAACGCTTCACAACTAACAGTGTTGGCATTTGTATATTCAAGACCTGTAGTGAATGTGGTCGGTGCGGACACATATGTCACAAGATTTTTTTGCTAAAATTCACGCATCACTATTGACAAATACGCTATAATATGATATAATATATAAGTAAGCTAATATAAATATCTTTGAAAGGAGCTTTTTTATGAGTAAGAAAATTGTAATCGACACAGAAACAACAGGTCTTAATGCCAAGACAGACGAGCTACTGCAAGTATCAATCATTGATACGGACGGAAACGTGCTGTTTGACAGCTATTTTAAACCAACAAGACACAGCGAATGGAAAGAAGCGGAGAATGTCAACGGCATATCTCCTGAAATGGTCGCAAATTCACCGACTATTGATGAAAAGATAGCGGTAATTAATGATATTTTGCATTCGGCTGATGAAGTCATAGGATATAACACTGGCTTTGATGTTGGCTTTCTCGAAAGCAACGGTGCAACATTTAAAGCAGAATACAAAGTTGTGGACGTGATGAAATTATTTGCACCTGTCTATGGCGTATGGTCTGAGGAGCGAAATGATTACAAGTGGCAGAAGCTCACTACTGCCGCAGAGTATTACGGCTATGACTGGAGCAAGAGGGCTGAAACCGCCCACAACAGTTTAGGCGATTGCTTTGCAACGTTGTTCGTATACGAAAACATCAACCGCTTGTAATACCGATACAGGGGAAAGGGTAAACGCTCTTTCCCCTGACTTTTTTTGCACCCTTAGAAAACGCTTAATAGCTATCACGATATTGCCTTTTATATATAAAGAAAATATTGTGATAGCTGTTGAGAAGCTGTGACACATATAGCTCAAAAAAATCTGCTAAACTTGCAATTATCTATTGACAAATGCGATATAATATGCTATAATATATACATAGGATAATTAATGCTTATGAAAGAGGTTTTGACTATGTTACTAAGCGAATTTGTTGAAATGACAGGCTTTGAGCCAACGGCTGACGATTACGAGCGGATCGAGCAGGAATACTATAATTTTAACGGAGACAAGAGCGAGTTCTGCCGTAATTGGCTTGAAACACACGGCGTACAAAAGCTCTACTGTGATACTGCAAGAAAGCTTGAAGCTTCTCAGTCAAGAGTCAAACTCCTTGAAGAAGAGGTTGAACGTCTAAAAGAAGAACTCGACAAGGAATTTGAGTGGAAGCCAACAACAAGCTGTGGCACTCAGTTGAGCAATGAGAAGTACAATGAACTGATGAACTGCGGTTTTGCAGAAGAAATGACGGACGAGGAAGCAAAGAAACTGCTGTACAACTTGTTTGGCTTTGCAAAGGAACGTATTTCAATCATAGCGACTGTTGATAAATACGAGATAAACAGACATAATCAGCTCAGGATATCAGAAACGATTTTGAGGAAGCCGCTATATGCTTCTTCTGATTATAACTACATACGCTTCGACTGTGGCTGTATGAGCTATGAGTACATCAATGATGAACTTGTGAAATACGAAAGCTAGGGGTGCAAAGAATGAGTAAGTATGGTATTTTCAAAGCAAACATTTTTGTAAAAAGACCGCCTCTGAAAATGTTGGATATAATCGAGAGCGACAACTATATCGGAAAACCTTTAGAAGTTTTTGATACGGCGGAGCAAGCCGTATCAAAAATGAATGAGGAGTATTTTTCAAGTATTAAGAAAGTACACCAATATCCACGAGGTCACTTTTACGATTGCACCGCTTACTTTGTGAGCGAGTGCGTATCTATCTATGGTGATGATGTTGTTTCTGATGTGTTCGATATTGACGAGCTTGAAAGCACAGGCAACAGCCTTTTCTTTAAGGGCGTTTCTCAGCTTAAAAGAGAGCTGAAAATTGAGCCTAAAAGATTTTGCATAAAAGAGAAGAATATTGACGGTAGCAAGGTTACAGCCTGCGGCGAGACTTTGTATTTCAAGTGCGATGTAAAAAGGCTGAAATGGTATGTGCAGGAGTGTATCTCGGACAGAGAAGCGTTTGAGGATATGCAATGTGAAGAACATTACACTTCTGATGAAGTCAAGGAATGTGATACATATATCCACGTTGTTTCGTAAAGACTCTTGGCAAACGAACTGAAATGTGGTATTATGAAAGGGAAAATGATAAATATGAAAGGAATGATTAGTATGACAAACGAAAGATTTGATAGCAGCATAGGTGAACATTATAGCCCCACCTACATTGCAGGGCTGAGTGACAAGGAACTTGCGGACGAAATCAATAAGCTTGATTTTTATGACGGTGATCTTCTACGAGATTTGTGTTATAGAGCAGACTTGCTTGACGAATACTGTGAAACGAATGACGTTGGCGAGGCTGCCGAAATTTGCGAAAAAGCCGCCAAAATTCTTGGAGTTGAGATTGACGTATAAAGAAAATAATTAAATCAGCCGATAAAATAATGTCGGCTGATTTTTTTGTGAGCTGATAAGGTTTATAAAACGGCTCACTCCTATCACGATACAGTCTATTATGTATAAAAAGATAATGGTGATAGTGGTCGGAAATGTGCTGTATGTGTCCGCTTGAAGTCGCAAAATTGGTACTTCAAAAAAATAAAAAAATCTCAAATAACTATTGACAAATGCTTTGAAATATGCTATAATATAGTCATACTGATAAGGTAATATTTTTTGAAAGAGGTTTTGATTATGGCAAAATATGAAGTAAAATTTTCATGTGGACACACTCAGATCATCGAACTGTTCGGCAAGGACAAAGACAGGCAGAGGAAAATCGAATACTTTGAAGAACGTGGCTTGTGTAAAGACTGCTATAAGTCAATGATGCAGGAGATCGAAGCACACACACCGCTCGGCTTAACAGCTCAACTTAACCCCTTGGAAACATATCCTTTTCGTGCGTACTTTACAGGTGATACGGAGTCTGTGGAAGATAAAGTGAAAGCGTTAGGTTTCACTTGGACGGATATTAATGACGGTGATGTTTCGTCAACCAGTGAACTTATGGGTTGGAGCTGTGAACTTAAAAGTTCAGAAGAACTTGGAAAAGTCTTTGAAGAAGTAAAAAAGGTTTTCCCTGAAATAGAGATAAAGTTTGATTTTAAAGAGGTCGATATGGCTCTCTTTAAAAGATTAAAAGAGCAAGAAGCACAAAATGAAGTTGAGGGAAAAAAGCAGGCGGCTGAATTGCAAGATAAAATAGATAAGCTTGAAAAGCCTCAAAGACCCAACTGCTACCCTGTTGGACGTTGGAATGGACGGTTTTATACGGCTAAAAAAGGCTATCGCCGCATATACGTCAATAACAAAGAGCTGCTGATAACAGAAGAGGACGGACAGGCTATCGAAAGATTTGATAAACAGGTTGAAATTTACAAGTTGCAAGTTGCCGCCATAAAGGGCGATGAAAATGCGGTAAAACAGCTCGAAAAGACAGCAAAAATCAAGGAGCTTAAAGAGCCTGAAAAGCCTGACTGTTACCCTAAAGGACGTTGGAACGAGCGGTTTTACAAGGCTGAGAAGGGCTATCGCCGCATATACGTTGACGGCAAGGAACTGTTGATATCCGAAGAGGACGGACAGGCTATTGACGATTATTTGACAGCACTTTCGAGATACGAAGATACTGTTGCAAAACTTAAAGAAGGAGTGTAAACGTTATGAAAAATGCAGAAATGTCTATCGGACGGAATATAGAAATAGAGCCGATAAAGTTTGTAGTTGAGGAAAAAGGCAAACAGATCAAAATTGACGGCTGCAAAGTTATAACTGAGTTTGGTACAGTATATTTTAACTACGAAGCCTATATTGCAAACTTTTTTGTAGAAATAGTAGCAGACTTACCTGACTATAGACATTATTCTGACAAAGAAATCGTCAATATGATGAAAGAACAAGCACAAAAAGACTGTTATAAATGGTATAGTTCTGACAAAATAATTAAGGAAGAGGAAAAAACAACTTGGTGGAAGTTTGAACTTGAAAACAAGCACAATTTCAACGTCAAAAAGAAACTTGTAGAGGAAGGTCACAGTAAGATTTTTAAAGAGTGGAGCAAATATTCCACAATCACGAAAGAAGATTTTATAAAAGCGTTGGAGTGGGTATGCAACGATCCATTGACAGAGGACGGCAAGGTCACAAGAGAGATAGGCTTAACTCCGACAAACATTGTCAAGCTCACTCGTGTGTACAATGATTTAGGACTGTCGAGCTTGTATAAAGACGGAGAATGGTGGAATGGTGAAATATTCACTATGCCTTGCGAAAATGAGCATGAAAAGATGTTTTCGTATGACGGAAAGAATGTCGAAGCAACATATAAAGTTAGTATATCGTGCAGAAATCTTATATAGTAAAGGAGTGTAGTGTTATGAAATACGGAATTTTTTTTGCTATTGTAGAACAGATAGTTCCGCCTATCAGCGTAACCGACATTATTTACGCCAAAAAATTTATCAACACCCCTGTGGCGATTTTTGACGATGAAAACACCGCAAGGGCGGCGTTGAAAAAATATGCACGCAGTGTCCGAAAAAACTGTGATTTTGACAGCACATTTGATTTTCTGGTGGTTTTCATAGCCCCATGCGAACGTGAATTTGACAACACGGACGAACCGGCAGCATTTGCTGACCCTGCTGATTATGTTTGGAATTCTGATGCTTTAACAGAAAATATAATCATTCATTAACTCAATGAATGATAATTCAAACTCAGTTGAGCGAGGCTCAATAGGAGAGGTTCTTATGGTTGACGATATCGGTACATTACATTGTCGCTTTGATAATGGGCGTATGCTTGACGTTGTGCCTAACTTAGACAGTTTCCGTAAAATAAAATAATCTGAGCGGACGTGTGAGCAAGTCTTATACGTCCGCTGTTTTGTTGTCAGCATTATAAAACGTCTTACGCCTAGCAGCTATGACGTTTTATATAAACACGATTTATAGTGAAAGTGGTCGGAAATGTGATATATGTGTCCGCTTGAAGTACCAAAATTGGTACTTCAAAAAATGAAAAAATCTCAAATAACTATTGACAAACGCCTTAAAATATGCTATAATATAGTCATACCGATAAGATAATATTTTCGGAATATGAGAAGGCAGTAGCCGATATAAAAAGGAGTGTAGTAATATGAAATACGGAATTTTTTTATCACATCACGAAATGAGAGAAAGACCTGAAACACTTGCATATGTTCTTGAAACAACAGATGAATGGGTCAACACACCCGAAGAAGTTTTCAACACAAAAGAAGCTGCTCTTGCAAAGCTTAAAGAGAATAAGACTAAATATTCTCCTTGCATTTGCAAAATGAGGGGCAATGGTGGAGTTTATTATAATTGCATGGTCTATTTTGTTGCAGCTTGCGAATATCGCTATGAAAAAGATGCAAATGATGTAACAGCAACAGATAGTGACGATCCAACGAACTATGTTTGGAGTCGGGAGGACGACTTTGAATTTGCTCCTTTTGAGCGACACTTAAAAATAGAGCCGAAAAAGTTCAAAGTTAAGGACGTTGACGAAGAACTTATCGTGGACGGTTGTAAGGTCACAACTGAGTATGATGAAGTATATTTCAAGTGCAAAGCAGAAAAACTTGAAAGCTATGTCGGTGAGTGTTATTCTGACGAGGACGCTCTTGATGAAATGGCAGACAATGAAGAATGGTACAGCCACTCATATCGTCAGAATGGCAATGAGGTAGAAGAAATTTAATAAACAGGTTAAAAGCAAAAGGCAGCTCATTGGGAAGTTTTTTTCAATGAGCTGCCTTTATATATCCAGTGAATTTGCTTACTGGCATACAAAACGTCTTATGCCTAGCAGCTATGACGTTTATATAAACACGAGTTATGGTGAAAGCGGTCGGGGAGTTGTGCTACATATAGCACATTTTTTCTTTGAAAAAACTTTGTGAAATTTGCGATTTGCTATTGACAAATGTATTATAATATGCTATAATATATACATAAGATAAATTAATACTTATGAAAGAGGTTTTGACTATGACAAATCGTGAACTTGGTAACGCAATCAGAAAGAAGATTAAGGCTCTCGGCTACACTTCAAGAGATGTATCAGTGAGGGTGAGCGATGCAGGCTATGAAACAGCGGTACACATCTATATAAAAAATATGGCTGTGAATGAACAGGCTGTAAAAGGAGTTGCAAAGTCTTTCGAGTATATCGACCGTGATGAAAGAAGTTACGAGATACTTTCAGGCGGTAACACTTTCGTTTTTGTCGAGTATGACTATGACACAAGAAAGGAAGCTGTAAATAAGTATCTTGAAGCCGCAGAAGAAATAATGCAAAAATATAAGGAACTGACAATTAACAATATTGCACAGCGTGGTGATAAGGTGCTTAAATTCTACCACGGCGACAACGCAGACAGCTTTGTATATATCGACAATTTGCACAGATTATACACAAGAGACACATACGGTCTTGCTTTCGCCTTGGCAAAGTTCAACGCTTGTGACTGCATATAATGCAGTCACAAATATAAGGGGGCGTAATAATGAATTTTGACAAAGACGGCTTTATGCGTTGGCTAAGAGGAACATTAAACTTTGAGCTTTGCGCACAGCAAATAACTGTTGAGCTGATTTTAAATCTGTTGGAATATGCAGAGAAAAACAACAATCATTCAAAAAATCAAATGGCTTACTTTTTGAGCGACATAATTCCTGATGTTTCGGTTGAAGATATTGCGAGGTTTGAACGAAAGGAGCTTGAAAATGTTCTGTAATTCATTTTGCGGCAAGCGTGAGGATAGCTTTTCTTGGGTAGAGGGCGGCTATATCTGCTTGCACAGCTCGTCTGACTTGCATATTATCGTTGATGATGAAGGTGTGTATCATAGGTGTTCACCCGAAACAATCGGCGTTTTTACGCAGGAGCTTGACAGGGAGAAACAAAAAATCTATGAGGGCGATATTATCGAATTTAGAGCAGAAAACGGCAACGATTATTTTGCAGTAATTAAGTACGGCGAATATGAGCAGGGAAGCAGCGGCACAACAAACGTGGGCTTCTATGCTGAAACCTTGAAACCTTGTCTTGAACTATTCGCCTGTGCAGAGATAACAAGTGATTTTAGACAGCAGAGTGTTTCACAAATTGCTTGCCGTTGTAGGGTAGTTGCTAAGTCGAGCGAGTGGGAAGGTTAGATACATTCCCACTCGCTTTTTTGATGCTTAGAAAACGCCTCACAACTAGCAGCTATGGCGTTTATATATAAGTCTTATAGTGATAGTGGTCGGATTGATGTGCCACATATAGCACAATATTTTCTTTAAAAAAACTTTGTAAAACTCTCAATTTGCTATTGACAAATGTATTATAATATGCTATAATATATACATAAGATAAATTAATACTTTGAAAAAGGAGCGTTTATTATGAAAGAAAAAGCAACTCTTGAAAATTACGATGCTAAGTTTGAGCAAGCGATAAGAGGACTTGCAAAGGAACTGGCGGAGTATGCAGACGTAACATATGAACAGGTCATGAGACTTGGTGAGCAGACGATTTATCTGCTGTGGCATGAACTTCACGGTTATGACCCTGTATGTGATGAACCACCGTATGAGAAAATAAGACGGTATGTTGCAGATGATGAAAAAAGGCTACAGGAAAAAGAGAACGCTAACAAGCTCAGAGTTCTAGTTGCAGAGCCACATAAAAGGGCATATGTCAAAACTATTGTGAACAGTCTTGAAGAAATGCAAAAGCTTGTAGACGGTCTGATAGAGCCAATCTATTTTGACCCGACCAATAAGGCGATAGCCTTTTGCAATGAGGAGTTTCTTATAAACGGCTCTGAGCCAAACCGCTTCTTTGCACATACTATCATTCACGGTACTTTCTTTATTGTCGGCAACGAAACCGATGAAAACGGTGAACAGAGAGTTTGCTCTCTGACTGATGAACAGGTTGAGCTTTTTGATAACTTCCTTAATAGATTGTTGATGTTATAGCAGAACTGAGAACGTGTGAGTAAATCTTGCACGTTCTCTTTTTTTGTGTTGTCGCCATTATAAAACGCCTCACGCCTATCACGATACAGCTTTTGTATATACAAGCCATATGGTGATAGTGGTCGGAAATTCAGAGTTGAGAAAAAATATTCATTTGGCTATTGACAAATTACATATAATATGATATAATATATACATAAGATAATTTGATGATACTTATGAAAGAGGGCTTTGGTTATGAATAAGATAGTTGCGGCTGTAAAGAGAAAGGGTTTACCATTTGAATTTGTCGAGTATATGGGTATGAATGGTGTTATAAAGGCTGTTCGTGTCAATTATACAGGACTTAGACCACCACTGATAAAAGGTGCTGTTGTAATTAATCATAATGTCTATAATGAAAGTATGACACTTGTGACAGAGGAGCAGGCGGAAAGCTTAAAAGCGTACTCAAAAGCACTAGAAATTTTATCACTTGCCTTTTGGAATACTCTCAGAGAAACGAGAGATAAAGATAGGGCGGTAGCAGCACAGCGAGCCACCGCTGAAAAGCATAATTGCTTGAACGTTTTTGAAGGTATCTATGCTTAGAGAGGGGATTGACTATGTTTTTTGTTGACAGAGATTTAGTGAAAAACTTAAAAGAACGCTATCCAAAGGGTACAAAAATATGCGTTGACTCGATGAATGACGATCCAAACCCAGTTGAGCAAGGCTCAATAGGAGAGGTGCTTATGGTTGACGATATCGGCACGATACATTGTCGCTTTGAGAGTGGACGTATGCTTGGTGTTATACCTAACGTAGATAGTTTTCACAAAGTAGAATGATTTGAGCGGACGTGTGAGCAAGTCTTATACGTCCGCTTTTTTTGTTGTCAGCATTATAAAACGTCTTACACCTATCCGCTATGACGTTCACATATAAATAGCGATCATGGTGATAGTGGTCGGAAATGTGCTACATATAGCACAATTTTTCTTTGAAAAAACTTTGCGAAATTTGCATTTTACTATTGACAAACGTGCTATAATATGATATAATATATGTATAAGATAACTTGATAATACTTGTGAAAGAGGTAGATTTATATGTTTAATTTCAAACTCAGAGGCGGCAACACAATCAAAAACGGTATAATCATTAATACCGATACAAATTCAATAGGAGAGTTTAAGACCGTTGCAAAATACGAGAACGGTGCTATACTGCAAGAGCTGACAGCTCAGACCGCAAACGAGGCGGCGAGAAATATTCATAAGGTATTTAATGACTACGCTGAGCCACGTCAGAAAGCTTTCTTCAATGCAGGGCTTGTTGAGGGTGAGAAGTACACGATAATGTGTATGAGTGATTTTGGTTTCCCTGTCACTATAAAATGCAAGATAATAGGTGTTGAGTATACAACGTATGCACAGCATAGCGATGTTGTTAAGGTATGTTGCATACCATATAAAAGCCGCAAGGCTCGTGCGTATCTCTTTTATAGCGGCTCGGTGATAATTTTCAAGGGTTGGCAAGAGCTTAAAGAAGAAGATACATACAACATTGAGGAAGTAAGAGAAAACTGCATAATGAGGCGTTCAAAGTATGGCTGCTTTGACCCTAGATACTTCGAGGACGTTTTGAAAAAACTCAAAAACCCTGTTGTAGTGTATAAGGAATATAAGAGCGGCGCAAATGGTAAGGCGTATGCTTAAACCTCTGGAGCAAGTTCAAAGCTTGCTCCTTTTTTGCGCACTTCTGAAAGTTTACAAAACGCCTGACAGCTATCACGATATGACTTTTATATATAAATGACTTATGATGAACGTGGTATGAAACGTGACACATATGTCACGAAATAATTTTAATGAAATTTTCACTTTTGTATTGACAAACATCATATAATATGATATAATATATATATAAGATAATTTGATAATATTTATGAAATCGGAGGAAAAACCATGGAAGTTACAGTTGAAAACGAGAAAATCAAGGTCAATAGTTCGTACAATAAGAGCTTTGTCACAAGAGCAAAGCAGATACAGGGCAAGTGGAACGCCCCTTACTGGGTCTTTCCAGAAGAGAACAGGGAAGAAGTCAAGGCGTTACTTGTTGAATGTTACGGAGAGTGCGGAGAGCTTGGCACTGTCAGCACTGTGACTATAGAGCTTGACCTCAATGCCTATACAGAGGGCGACGAAGATGGAGAAATCAGAGTCGGCTCAATGGTTGTTCTGAAAAGGCGCTATCGTGACAGCGAGGTTGTTTTCTCTGACAATGCAATGCTCATAAGCGGTGGTTTTGCAACTTCGGGTGGCTCTGTCAAATATCCCAGCATATCTGCTGATGAGGGAACGATAATTCGAGTTAAGAAAGTACCAGAAACGATTTTCAACAAGATAAAGGATCATGAGGGCGTTAAGCTCGTATCTGATATAGACGTGGAAAGCTTAAAAGTGGAGCGTGAAAAGCTTCTTAAAAGACTTGCAGAAATAGACAGTTTGCTTGCAACTTGAAAGATATGTCAAGAGCTTTGAACTTTGGAGCAAGTGCGAAGCCCTTTTTGCACACTTATGAAAGAGGTTGAGAAAATGAAAAAACAGTATTTTGGCAAAGATACAAAGAACGGTCTTAGAGCTATCTATGCAGTCGCCTTCACAAATGACGAGGAAATGAGCTTGTTCACTCGGCTCATTGCCGACGAGTATGGTTATGAAAAGTATAGCAGTGTACCTGAGCTGTTTGTTGATGATGATAGTAAGTATACTTGGGCGGTAGCGTATGATATTGAGGACGGCAGCGACCGAAAGGAATTTGAACAGGCATACAAAGATGTAAAGAAAGCGTTGAGAATGGTGGGATAAAGATATGAAAGCTGATAAAGGTATGACGTGCGGCTTTGAAGAAAACATTAGAAGAATTTTGACTGATGCGGAACGAAAGCTGATAGTCGATCCGAAAGAGAATTTGATGCCTGCGAAGACCATTCAGAAGGCAAAATTTTTGAACCGTTATGAGTATAGAAATTTTAATGACGATATTGTAGAACTGGAATACGAATATAGAGGACATAAATATACCGTAGAGGAAAATAGGAGCAAGGGCAATGAGCCTCTATCTTGGCAGCATAGAAATGCGCAAGCAAGAATTGATAGTATGATCGAAATGGAAGAACGTGAAAAGGAGTGTAACACGGACAAGGGCAATGATGATTGGTTAAAGACATTATGCGATTGGTGGGAACTTTGAAAAGACAGAGAAGATGCGTTCTTCTCTGTCTTTTTTTGTATAAATGTTGCAATAGGGTGTGAATGTGGTATAATGGAATAGAAGTGTTTCACAAGAACGCAAAAAGACCCTATTGAAACGTATTTCCGCAAGCGGCGTGGTATGTCAATGGTGTACGCCCATAGTGGATATATGTAGCACAATCAGAACGGAGTGATTTTTTGAAAATCGGTTATGTCAGAGTGTCAACAGTTGAGCAAAACGAAATACGTCAAGAAGTTTTAATGAAAGAACTGGGCGTGGAACGAGTGTACATTGATAAAGCATCGGGAAGAAATATGAAAAGACCTCAGCTTGAAGAAATGATGAATTTTATGCGAGAGGGCGATGTTATCGTAGTCGAGAGCATAAGCCGCCTGAGCCGTTCTATACGAGACTTTCTATACTTGCTTGATAAGTTTCAACAAGAGGGCGTAAGGCTCGTGTCACAGAAGGAACAGCTCGATACAGATACGCCGCAAGGAAGATTTATGTTGAACATATTTGCCTCTTTGGGTGAATTTGAGGCGGATCAAAACAAGCAAAGACAGCGAGAAGGGATTGAGCTTGCAAAGGCAGCAGGAAAGTATAAAGGCAGGAAACCTATTGAGATAGATGAACAGCTATTTAGGTCGGTGTATAAGAACGTCCGTGAGGGCAAGTGTACCAATACCTATGCAATGAAGGTGCTAGGGCTGAAATCAAGCACTTATTACAGGACGGTGAAACGGCTTTTTAATGGTTAGTATATATCAGATATATTGTGATGAAGCTCTTTGAAAGTGAAAAAAATTTATATTTTTTTGCAAAAATCACTTGACAAATAAGCTATAATATGCTATAATATAGTCATAGGATAACTTATAACTTTGACTTTTAAGGAGTGGTTTTTATGTTTCGTAAGATTATTGACTCGGTTTATGATGTAATGGTTGGGTTTTGGGAACACCCTCTGCTGCTTTGCTTGTTTATCTTTGAGATTTTCTCAGGCGTGGTATATGGAGTAAGCTGTGCAACAGAAACCAAGACGGTTGTTGACAAGGAGTACATCGAAGGTTATGGATATTCACACCATAGCTATGAGATAAGGGTGTGTACTGAAACATACTTTGAAGAACATTACAATTGGGTAGAAGTTACACCGACTGAGTATAATAACTATGAGATCGGCGATGAATACATAGAGGAGTAGTCTTAAAGATGAAAGTGAAGCATTACTATAGAGAATATGACAGCTACAAGACCGAACGCCAATGGGCGCACGAGGGTTTTGTCATAACAGAAAGTGCTGAGGGCATAGAGCTTCTGCCAAGCAAACTAAGCAAACAGCCTTGCAAATACTATAAACCTGACGAAGTAAGAAAAGCGACAAAGGAACAGCTCAACACGTTTTTTAAACCTGACAGAGAAAAAGCAAAGGCTTATCGTGAAAGAAAAAAGGCAGAGAAAGAGCAGGAACGTCAGGAGAAGGAGCAGGAACGTCAAGTGATAGAAGAAAAGTTGAACTATTATCAAGAGTTGGTCGAAAGATTAACAAAGCTCACAAAAGAGTTGTATCCTAAGAAAGAATATCCAAAGGAAATAGTCATTGATACGGAAACAACGGGTCTTGATACGTTCGAGGACGAGCTTCTGCAAGTATCAATAATTGATACAGACGGAAATGTGGTGTTTGACAGCTACTTCAAGCCTATAAGGCATAACGAATGGTATGAGGCTCAAAATGTCAACCACATATCTCCTGAAATGGTAGCCGATGCGCCGACAATCTATGAGAAGGCGGCTGAAATAAACGCAATCATATCACAGGCAGATTTGGTGATCGGTTATAATGTGGGCTTTGATTTGATGATGCTTGCAAACAACGGCGTAATATCAATCAAAGACATTAAAAGCTATGACGTTATGGAACGCTTTGCAAAAATTTACGGAGAATGGTCTGAATGGTATCAGAATTACAAGTGGCAAAGTCTTGCGAGAGCCGCTGAGTATTGTGGCTATGACTGGAGCAGACAAAATGGCAAAGAACATAACAGCTTGGCTGATTGTTTTGCTACTCTTTTTGTGAAACAAAATATGGAGCTTTGCAAAAAGGAAAGGGAACGAGAGGAGCAAGAAGAGAGAAAAAAGATTTACGAGGAGATAAAAGAGTTCATATGTGATGATGAAAATTTGAAAAATGCAGAACGCATGAAGGTTTCTTTTATCCGTGTAATGGATAAATATAAGGCAAAAGAGCAATGGCAAGAGTATTTGAAAAAGTTTTTTTCTTCGGAAGATTACAAAGAAAAAACTAAAGATTGCCGCTATACTAACGTTCACGATTTTGTACTTTTTAAAATGGAAGAAGCAAGCCACTTGCTTTCAGAACTTGGAGATTACTATAATGGTTACTTGTTTGGAGGACGTTACGATAATTATTTTTATGACCCAGATAATTATTTTTATGACGTGCGTGGCTCAGAGTTGGAATGGTGTGAAGAATACTTTGGCGGACTTATGACAAGCGACTTTATAAAACATTTAAAAGATTAATTTGTGAAAGGGGTGAGATTTATGGCAAGCAAAAAGAAGAAAATCAGGATAACAATTTGCATTGCAATTATTCTGTGTTTTTTCATTGCAACGATCGTATTCTGCATACTGTTGAAAAGGGCAGGTACAGGTATAACCGACTTTTTAAAAATCGGCATGGGTTGGAGCTTAGTTTGGGCGATGATTATACATTTTTCCCTTCAAAAACTTGTGTTCAAGAAAAAAAAGCCCCTGCAATCGGGCAGGGCTGAAAGGTAAAAATATGAAAAACGAGAATGACGTAAAAACTCACGAAGAACAGCAGATTGAAACAATCAGAGAGAGAAAAATCACAGTAAAATTGTCGGACGAAGATTGTGACCGATTGGCGAGAAAGTGTGGAGAGCATGGTCTGACTATCGGAGAGCTGATAGAGAATTTTATCGGCGATCTATGCGGAACATATAGTAATGGTTCTGATGAAAGAATGTATGCGGAACAGTGGTTCGAGCGTTGTTGGTTTGGAATGTTTCCAGAACATACACTTCTGAGCCGTTTACTGTTTTGGGAAGATGAACCGAAGGACTATCTGAAATTGGTGGATAATCTCGAAGCTGCCAAGAAAAAAAAGAAGTACCTAGAGGAACACCCTGATGAAGCAGACGATGAAGAAGTGGGCTATCTTGATGATGATATAGCGGACTGGGAAGAAAAACTGAAAGAGATAAGAGAGGACTGGAAACCTAAGAAAGAGCCGAACATGGACGAGGAAATCAAACTCATTAAGAACTGGGTAAAAGAAAGAGAGGACTTCATAAATAAATAGGATAGGTGCAAGATATGATAAAAGGAATTTTGGGCTATAACGAAGAAAATGACAGATATGGGCTGTTGGTTATGGACTTGTGGAAAGTGAAGGGCTTTCATTGTGGAGAAGCTCTCGAAGTGTGGGACGATGAAAATGAGAAGTGGATACCTACAAGAATGGAAATGCACTATCAGGAAGATGCTTTTTCTTTTCCGAAAAAGCGTAATGACGGTTGGTACTTAGTAGATACTCCATTCAGCGGAAGAGCCTTGGAAGGTTTAAGAGTTAGAGTAGAAAAAATTGGAGCGAAAGGACGGTAATAACAATGTTAAAGACAACAGGTATCGGCAGACTTGCCACAGAAGTGAGGTTTACAAAATTCACATCAGGGAAGCAGAACGCAGAGTTTAGTGTTGCATTTGATAATCCGAATGTTAAAGAAGATACAACGTTTGTGAAATGCGTTGTATGGGGAAAGCGAGCGGAGTTTGTAAATAAGTATTTCCACAAAGGAAAGCCTATTATAGTTTCAGGCAGACTCAGAAATAACAACTATACTGACAGAAACGGAGTTAATCGTTATGAACTGATTTTGGTTTGTGATGAAGTTTCGTTTGTGCCAAGTGAAAAAAGAGATCACGTTCAGGACGGCGGACAGACATACGAGCAGAGCGTACAGGCATTTGAAAATGACTTTAATGCTTATAGCGAGGAGTATTTGAATGAGCCGCCTTATGTGCCAAATGAAAACGATGTGGTCTTTGATGAAATTGCAGATTTCTTCGACAAAGTTTCAAAGGAATAAGGCGTAAACCTTGTGAGTTCAGTCGATTTGTTTTCGGCTGAACTTATAAAGGTTAAAGTTAAGGCGGACATATGTAGCACAATATTTATATAAGGAGAGATTAAAATGATCGAGTGTAAGGAAAAACTTGAAATACTGAAAAAGCTTAACTTTCTGAAACACGGTGTATACTCAGCGGAAGATATTAAGAAAATCTGTCACATTAAGTATCAGACGGAATTTGTGAAAATGATGCTTTTTGAAATAGCCGTCAAACACCCCGATCGTTTCAGATACACAGCATATGTTGATAAGTCAATAGACAAGTTTGTTGTCTATTGACTTATTTCTTCATTTGTGGTAAAATCGGAATGAAAAGGAGTGATGCTAAAATGGCAAAAATATCAAGTGCCGAAAAAATCGCAAAACTAGAAATGCAGTTGGCGGAAAAAAAAGCGAAATGTGAGAAGTTACAGCAGGAAATCAAAACGCTTGAACAGAAGATAAATGACGAGAGGTATAAAACTGTCAAGGGTAAGACGGACGAGATCGCCGACATTCTTGTAAAAGCAGGAATTTCCGATCCAATGCAAATGGACTTCCTTATTCAGAAAATGCAGGAAAGCATAAGTAAGATGAAAAGTGAAGAAAAGGTTGAGACTGAGGACAGCGGAAACGGCGAACAAACACCACCTTCACTTTAAATTCTTTTTTTATATAAAAAGCGAAAAGTGAGCGGCGTTCTCTCAGCTCTGCCGCCCCCGCTTTTGCCGCTTGCCCCTGCGCCTTGACTCCTACAATTTTCATAATAATACGTTTCGTAATGCAAAAAAGTTTGAGTAAAAGCCGATAAAAAAGCCACCGTAAAGGGGGCTTTTTTTAGTATAAAAATTTCTGAATGAAATGCTATCGAAGTCGCAAGACGAAAAATGTGCCTAATTCGGTGCAAACCGAAAATGCGCCGTGCGCCGCACGTCTTGGGTCTGCCATAGCAAGCACAGATAATGTATAGCGTCCGCTATACATTATCGCTTGTTAGGGAGAACCCTAATACCCCTAAAAAGTCAAAAAAACATTGACTTTTTTACTTGTTTGTGGTATAATAAAACCACAAATAAGTAAATCACTTCGTTCAATTAATTTATATAGAAAAGGTCTAAAATGGGAGATACGAGAAATACTCAAATTAATTTCAGAGTAACGGAACAAGAAAAAATAGAATTAAAGAAAAGAGCTGACGATGCAAGGCTCTCAATGTCGGACTTTCTTCTTGCTCTTGCCAGAAATAAGAAGATATATAGTGTTGACGGCATTGAAGATTTTATGCAATATTTTGCAATGGCTGTATATGAGTTAGACCGTGTGAAAAGTCAGATAATTAAGTGTGGCACAAACATCAATCAGATAGCTCACACCGCCAATGCAACGCATAGTTTAAATGACAACGAAGTTAAATACGTTAATATGAACGCAAAAGAAGTGAAAGACCTTGCTCTTAAAGTTGCCAGTATAGGAAACGCTTTGGTCGAGATCGTAAATGATATGAGTGAAATGTTTGATAAGACAGAAGGAAAGTTCCCGAAGGTTTAATTTACATTTGTATATATTCAGAAAGAAGGTGAGAGTATGGCAACAGTTTCGTCAATTAAAACTAAAATGACTTCTGATAGATATATAACCGCAACTCTTGATTATGTTACAAAGAAGTTTGTTGAGCTTGATAAAAGTGAAGGAGAGGAAATATATAAGTATTACCTGTCATTGACCGAAAAAGAGCATGGATCTGTTACTAATGAAATTCTTAACAGCGATGCCGCAAAAGGTATGGCGGAACTTGAAAATGCAAATTTATATTTTTCACCTTCATATATCAATGTTTTAAAAAGCCATACTAAGCTCACACCTAAGTGTTTTGCTATGACAGCGATAAACTGTTCAGAACAAAATATGGTTGAGGAATGGAAGAACGTTCGTAAGATGTGGAAACAGGACAAAGGTATTTTGGCACATCACTTTTATCAGAGCTTTCCAAAAGAAGATAATATCTCTCCTGAGCTTGCTCATAAGATAGGTGTGCAATGGGCTGAAAGATGTTTTGATGGTTTTCAGGTGTGTGTAGTAACACACGTTGGAGCAAATTTTGTACATAACCATGTTGTAGTAAATTCCTGCAATATTGCCACAGGCAAGAAGTGGCTTGATAATAAATCATCAATAAAGTTTTTGAGAAATCAAAGCGATCTTATATGCGCAACGAATAATCTGAACATTCTTGATGATGATTATAAAACGAGCCGTGATAATGTATCGGTTGACAGTTATCATATTGAAGAACATAAAAAAGTCGCATCGTGGAAATATCCAATTGTTGAGGCTCTTGATATTGCACTGAAAACTGCAAAGACAAAAGAGGACTTCATACGAGTTATGAACCAGTATGGCTTTGATGTTAAGTATCGTGATACATATATCACGATCTCAGATAGCAAAGAACATAAAGTCCGTACTAATACTCTTGCACGTCAGTTTGGCGAAAAGTATTATAAGGAGAACATTGATAAAGTCCTTGGCGTAACTGTTGAGGGCAAATATACACCGCACGATACAAGAAGCAAATCAATCGAAAATGTTGTTAATGATGCAACAAAGAAATTACGTCCGTACTATGGAATTGGCTTTGAACAGAAGGACGGAAATAATGAATTTTATGCGCAACTTGCCAAAAAGCAGCTTGATACATCGACAAGATTAGATGCGGAAATAACAACAGCCGCTTTTCAGAAAAAACTTGCAATGAGAAGTATGACATCGACAGCGGTTATATCAACTCGTTCTGCTAGGTTCGCCGCAAAGATGTTCCTCTACTTTTCACTTTCTGTCAAGCTTGCGCTCTTGCGAGCAATGAAGCCTTTGGCAAAACTCAATGAAAAGTATAAGGTGTTCACGAAGGATAAGAATGAAAAAATCTATTCGTACAAGATGTATCGCAATCCTGTTACATCGAATACAAACAAAAACCCACGAGTTATAGGTAATATAAATAAGAATGTGCTTATGCAGTCTCTTGGTGAAAACTATGCCGTAAAGATAGATGCTCGTTTGTTGCCGAAGCTTATGAACGCTCCTATCTATTATTCTGCAAATATTCTTAATGACGGCAGAGCAACAGTTTTCATAAAGAAGGAGAATAAAGATAAACTGCAAGAGATACTTGGAACTAAAATACTCACGGATAACAGATCGGCTGAACAGCGCAAGAGAGATGCACAACTCAGCAGACAGCGCAAGCTTGAATATGATAGGAATAAGTCAAAGTACGCAGAGCTTAAAGAGTATGAGGGTAGACTTCGTTCAGATGTTGTTACTGGGCGAGAGGTTGAGTTTGTCAAAAAGAGCGAACTTGTTGTGTCATATTCCAAAATCAAAAATACAGAAAAGTACCGCCTGCTGTATAAGGCGGCTGATGCCGAAAAGCTGTATAATGAAATCTATCCTAATAAGTCATTTGTGAACTCTAATATTGGTGCAAAAGACAGTTCAGAGGTTAGAGAAATTGCTCAAAAGTGTGGTACAATACCATTGTACAAAATGATAACAGGTGACGAGCTGATGAAGCTGAGAGGCAGCATTGATAATATTATTTCCGCTGTATACTATAAACCTGATGCAGACAAGTATAACCTTGTTTATCTGAAAACAGATAAAGATAAGGTCGATGATATTCTGTATTATAATGATATGGTTGACGAGAGAGCCTTTGAAACAGCTTCACAAATAAAGTCATTTGCAGAGCTTATACAGAAATCTAATTCTCAGCCAATGTACCTAAAGAACGTTTCAAGAAATCAGATAAAAGCCATTGTGAAGTCGAAGGTGAACGTTGGATATATCAAAGGTAGAAGCGATAAATACTATCTTGTCTATGACAAAGCAGACCAGTATAAGATGAACACAATTTTGAATAAAAACAGAACTACCACGTTTAATCAAAGTCCTCCGTACACTCCTACGATGTAAAGATGCAAAAAATATGTTGCATTTTGTGCTTTCCTGCTATTGACAATAGCAGGACGGAGAATTATAATATTGGTATGAAGCGATAGCTTTATATATAGTAGTTGAGGCACAGCCTCACGTTAGTTGTGACACTTGTGTCACAATTTTTAGAAAGGATATGAGACTATGAATTTTGAGGGTAAAAGGAAATTTTATGACCTCGATACTTTGAGGGCAATTCCAGTTGTAGAAGTCTTGCAGAGATATGGCGTTGACGTTAAGGTAAGGTACAAGGACGGTTGGTGCAGAATACGTTCCGATGATAACCACCCTTCTTGCCATATCAATCTGAATAAAAACAGTTGGTTTGACCACGGTATTCAGCTTGGCGGAGGACCGATACAGGTCGTTCAGTATTTTGAAAACTGCTCGAATTATGATGCCATTCAAATACTTGCAGAAATGTTTGACGTTCCTGCTATGAAAAATGAGACAGGTGAAACGGTTTTGACCGATGCTCAGTTTGCTCAAATTGGCATACAAGCGGATATGGTGACGAAAAACATTGACTGGGATTTTGAACACTTCACAATGGAACAGGCAACTAAGCTGAGAGACAGATATAAGGATATGTCAATGCAGCAGCTTGCTAGGACAGACAGAAGAGCCTATGTGAATTTTATACGCTTCAAGTCTATACCTTATGTATACGAAATGAAAAAATTCTATCTACAGGTGATCGCTGACCTTGCAGAGTGTAAGCCGAATACTACGGAATATCTCATGGTTCGTGCAAGAGCAGAAGAGAACGAAAAAGAATATAAGCGTATATATAACATTCTTAAAAAGGCAGTTACAAAGGACGAGGTTGCGGTCGCAAAATATAATATCAATTCCGTTGACACGGACTTGCAGAATTATCGTGACGGCAAGCTGTCTGTCGAGTGTGGCATAGTACCCTACATAGATATGAAGAGCAAAGCGAAGGCATTGAACTCTGTTCTTGTAAAACTTGAAAATCTCTCAAAGAAAGACATTGAACTTCTGAATAATGAGGGTATTAATTATTCCGCTTTTGCTCGTCAGGGCAAGTATAACGTTGTGGTTGAAAAGAGCGATGCGGAAAGGACATACATTGCTCTTGGCAAAACAAATGCGCTTGCTTCTTTTAGACAAGCCCAGTATTCCAATACGCTTGGTTTCACAGAATTTGGAGTCTGGGCAAAAAATAAAATGACTGAAAGCGGAATAAAGGAAAGCCAAATGGCTCAAAAGCTTGGCGTTGCTAATCAGCGATTATCTGATGCACTCAGAGGCAAGAATACGAATGTTGAAGAGGCTTTGAAGAAGGAACTTGGCTATGTTGAGCCGAAACAAGTGTTGACAGAAGTCATAACGCCTGAACAGCTCAATAGTCAGAATGGTAAAAGGAAGTTTACACAGCTTTCTCCTGAAGAACAGGATAGGCTGATAACGTCAAGGTATAATCACCCGAAGAACAGAATGACGGAAGATCCAAACAAGAGATACTATACCAAAGAGCAATTGAGAGAGACATACCTGAGAAACAATAATAAGTGGCTGTATGATAGCGAACTTAAATCGGAAAGAATAGTTCCAAAAGTTTCAAAGGTCGGTACAATGGACTATAAAGAGGTAGTCGCTACCTCTGCGGACGTGCCTTTCTATACCAATAAGATAGATGCAAAAACGGCAGAGCCTATTATAAAAATTATGAATGAGAATAATATTCCGTATTCAAGCATAACCACAAGAGCAACACAGCAAACACAGTTTACAGTAAGGTCGCAGGAAGCCGATTTGTTTAAACGTGTACTTGATAAGTGCGGTCTGAGAATTGAAGGAGAAAATCACACTATTCTGCCAAAAGTTACATTCGATAAAGATGCGATACTTGCGGCGAATAATCAGGCACAGCAGGCAGTTCAGGCACAGCAAACCGCCGTTCCTACGGTTTAATAGACAGGCGGTGATATTATGGGGTTGAAAAAGAATATCATTGTTATCTCAACTTTTACAACTGGCATATCCAACAGAGATTACATTTTGGAGATAGCACTAAAAACGCTATCTAAAACGCCGTCAAGTATGCACCTTAAAATCTCATATGACGATCCGAACTTTGCTAAAAGGGTAAAGACGGCAGGACTGTCAGAGGCGTATGAGAAATGCACTGCAAAAAGAGAAGATGTTCAGAAAGCGATCACTTCACTTTTAACGTATATATATAAAGAGTGCAATGGTGAGAAGGTTTATCTTATTGGCTTAGACACAAACAAAGACGTAGCTTTTTTAAAAAAGATGTTTCGTGAGTACCCTGTGGCTTACGAAAAGCTGAAACTTGTTATAGCACAGCCACTCCTTGACCTTTCGCAGATGATTATATTTAGAGCAATGGAAGGCAAGATAAGCCTTGACACTCTGAGCTTGTTTGCGATAGAGGAGTATTTTGATATAGAGCCTGATGATACAAATGGTGTTGCAGCGATATACTGCGACACCATTTATCAGACAATCAGGAAGCTATATCCACATATGCTTAATGCGGCAAAAAAACACGCTGAAAATACAGTTAAAGATAGCGCACACCACATATAGGGTGATTTTTAGTTGTGCTATATGTAGCACAATTTTTTGAAAGGATTGAATTGAATATGAGTACAATGACAACTAAGTCAAGGCTGTTTATTGACCTTGACGGTACAGTCGCACGTTTTTACGATGCTTCACCAAACTATCTTGAACAAATGTATGAAAAGGGTTATTTCCGTAACCTTCAACCATACGAGGAAATGACGGAAGGCATCAAGTTATTTATGGAGCAACACAAAGATGTAGAGGTCTTTGCGCTGTCAGCCAAAGTCAACGGAGAACCGCCGTACTGTGAAGCTGAAAAGCAGGAGTGGCTTGACGAATATCTTCCTGAGATAGACAGAGAACATCGGTTGTTCACAGAAATAGGACATAATAAGGCTGAATATATCCCGAATGGTATAAGTAATACTGACGTTTTGTATGACGATTATAACAAGAACCTTATTGACTGGGAGAACAGCGGCGGCGTAGCACTCAAATGCCATAATAACATTAATATGAAGGGTCTTGGCGCATATGGCGGCGATAAGGTAATGTGGGAAGGACAGGTCTTAAAGAATGACATAGAGCCGCAGGAGATAGCGAATAGTCTTTACGAAACTGTAAGTGCGGCGCAGAGTATGTCAAATGTGAATGGAAAGCCTTTGAACGAGACGGTACGAACTGCATTGAAACTTATAAATGATTATTCGGTAGCAGAGTTTGGTGATACAAGTGCATTTGATGATGTGCAAGACCTGTCAGATGTGCCGCTTGCATACACCACGGACTCTGACGAGGAGCTTCCTATACAAGTATCGGCTGACCTTGAAAATTTCCGCATCATAACTGAGTATGACAACGTTGCAGTACATATAGACAGCTATGAAAGTTTGGAAGAAATGAACGAGTTGTGTTTTGAAAATCTCAATTTTGATGATTTGATATATCTTAGTGAGGCGGAAAAGCAGAGTGCGATCGACAAGACGATAATCTATTCCACAGAGTATAATGGTGAGATAGATTATTTTAAGGCAGTGGATAAGAGACTTTCGGTACTTTTTGAGAAACTCTCTGCGGATAACACTTATGCTGAACTTTCCAAAGCTGAAAAAATATCAGCTATTGAGTTTGCTGAAATCGAACAAAGCAAAAATCTAATTGCATCTATAACGTTTGACCTTGACAACGATAACGTGGGTATATATCGTCTGAGGAGAGCTGTCTCCGAAGGAAACAGAACACCGAATGATTTTATTTCTGAGGAACATAGCATAGCTGAAATAAAGCAGTTGGTGTCAGAAGCAAAACTTAATTCTCTGAATATAGAAAAGGACTTTCTTAGTCGCTTAGACCAACGCATTTCAGAACGTTCCGAAAAGAATGTGGTTGATATAATCGACCAGTACAATTCGTCAGGAAAGCCATTTTACGAGTTCTTTGAGGAAAATAAGGACAAAGTAATGGCAACGTATACGGATAGCATAGATACGCCGTATTATAGCAGGCACATTAACCGTCACTGGCTGTCTGAGAATTTCTACATAGAAAATAGAATGGGCTCTGATACGTTTGGATCAGAAACTGCTAAAAGTGAAAGTACCGTTTTAGTTAATGTTTATGACCCTAGCAAGGGAAGCATCTCAAACAAAAAAATAGACGGTATGAGTTGGGAAGAACGTTTGAATTTGCCTGTTGAAACCAAAACCATTGGGAAGTATCTTCTTGAAGATTTAAAACCCTCGGAAAGTCCTTTTATACTTTCAGCATATTCAGATTTGTTTGGTGAGGAACACATAAAGAAGGCATATCTCAAAAGCTGTGTTGAAGAAGCTGAAAACGAGATAGCTGAATTAAGATCATATGAAGATATATCCCCATATGGCGGAGAAGATGTTACTGTTGGCACATTTGAGTCTCATTTATACGAAACTCTTATTGATGCTAGAGAAATGGGCTATGATAGTATTGGAGAGGTGGCATTAAGGTGTGTTGAGCTTGGTCTAATAGACGAGAAAAAAAGAAAAGATGTTATTTATGGTGTCTATCATAGTGTAGCTAGCATTAAACAGGGCTACGCCAAAGGTCTTTTATCAAAGAGTGATGTGAAATATCTTATAGATCGCAACGAGCCTGCACTCTATGAGTCAAAGGATATTGTTGATAGTCTACTTAAAACCAAAGAAATGTCCAAAATGAGGGATAAGTTGTTAGTAGCAATAAAGCTTTACTCTGCAAAGAGTGAAAATTACAGAAATCATGGCGATTTAAAAGAGTCCAAAATTCTTGATGACAGAGTTGCGGCGTGCATAAAGGGATATGATTATTATTCTCAGCAAATTATAGACACATATAACAGTGTTTTTTTGTATGTTCGTCCTGAAAATGGATTGGTTAAGTTGGAAACAGAGGATATACCTGTTTCAATAAACTTAAATGGTAAACAAACAGAGTTTTATGAACACAGAATAACTACTGACAAAAATATAATTCAAAAAGCGTATTGGGAATGTATGGATAAATGTCCTAATATGTACGTTCCAGAAGATTATAACCCATTTACGGAGGAAGCGTGTGATGAATTGTGTAGGCTTATCGGTGAAAATCCGCCGCAAAGGTATGAAGGTATTCAGACGATAAAGTTACCATTTGAAATAGCAGATAAAATAGATTTAACACTAAAGCTTGTTGATACGGAGCTATACAAAATAGCTTGCATAGAAAATCAAAAAGATCTGTTAGAAGGCGCAAATCTTGAAACAGCCATAGACTCGATGAAAGAAAAGTACGAGTCAAGTATGAAGGTTATAAGCAAGATTGATGAAATCAAGAGCAAAATTAATGCTAATGAGGCTGATGTAGAAAGTTTAAAAGGTATAAAGCCTAATTTTGTAAATAAAGTTTTTAGACATTCTGAAATTAAGAAAAGAGAAATCGCCTCAGCCAATTTGAAAAATAACAAGGCTGAGTTAGAACAAGCATATAGTGAATTAGACAGGATATCACATAGTATGGAATATGTGCGTGAGAAGTTTGCAGACTATTATTCAGAAAATCTTTCAAGCTGTAAGCCAAGCATCAAAATACATTTTCCCGATGATGAAAAATCATATGAAATCTATAGTCTATCAGATATTGAGAAAATTAGTCAGACTAGCAAGGAGTTAAATAATGTACTCAAAAATGGTTTTAATGAAAGAGTAGAAGATGTCAACATTGCTTTTTATTCCATTTACGATAACAAGTTTGATTTGTTGGAACGTGAACGAGTATCGGCTTATCTTGCCTACAAAATGCCATTAGAATATCTCAACGTGGATAAAATGATACAACTTGAAAATATGGTCATTGATACGAAGGGATTAGACTATAAATATATCAAAGTTCCAAAAGAATGCTTGTTAGCGTTTGAAGGAAGCTGTCATAGGCAAGATATTGATTATGCAATGTCGTCAGGTGAGAACACGGGTAACTACTGCATCGCAAGATACAGAAGTTTGCAAGAAAAGGCTGTTATAAAAACCTTAAAGACAGTTGAACGTGCATATAGTGAACACACGGCAGCTTTGGCAGCGGCGCAACAAAACAATAGTATGTCAAGTGCGGCAACAATGATGTAGATTTATATAACGCATACCGAATTTTTTTCGGTGTGCGTTATAGCGTTATTTGTGACATATGTATCACAAATCAGACGTGCTATCTCATAAGTTAATTTTTTTATATTTTTTACAAGAAATATTTTTTATGTGTTGACTTTTGCGCATTTCAGGTGTATAATTATAATCGGATATTGTAGATAATGGGCGAACAAAATACATAAAATGTTAAGGTCATAAAGGTGTGGATAAATGGCAGATTATGCTCTGAAAAAAGAAAAAAAGAAAAGCAAAGCTCCCTGTGTGGTTTGCATGGTGCTATACTTGATTGTAGCACTTGCAGTGTGTACATCATATGCCGCAAGAGGCGGCACGGCAGGAAGCCTAAAATATAAGGTGCTGATTAAGGCGGCAAGGGGATTGCTACACGGAGAGTTCTTCTATGGACTTAAAAGCTTGCAGAATATTAAGACTGGAATAATAATGTTAGCTCAAACGTGGTATGTACACGTTATAGTTGTTGGTGCGATGCTAGTGGCGTTTATGGGAAAAGTCGAATATGCCTTCAAGGGAGTTGAACAAGGCTCTGCTCATTGGGCAAGTGACGATGAAAAGAAAAAATTCGCAGATCCCGAAGGAGTTCCAGTTGCAAAGGGAATATATGTTTCTCTTAAAGCAGGCAAGAAGATAGACAAGGTAAAGCAGGCGGCAGTAGCAAACACGAATAAGGTTGTAATAGCTACAACAGGTGCAGGTAAGACCGAAGGTGTTATTAAACCTGATGTAATGCAGATGTTAGGTAATTATTTTATTATTGATCCGAAAGGCTCGGTCTATCAGGACTGTGCATATCTTTTGAAAAAGTATGGCTATAATGTACGAGTTCTTAATTTTTATAATGTAGAATTGTCTTATCACTATAATCCTTATGCGTATATAAACAGCGAACTTGATGTTTTAAACCTTGGTGCAGATTTTATGAACGCAACGAAAGAGGACGGCGAGAAAAATGATTATTGGACGGGCGCAGCAGAAGATTTCTTTACCTCGTTGATTTTGTACATATATAAGTCAAAAGATGAAACGAATAAGAGTTTTGAGCGTGTTGTGCAGATACTCACAAGCATTGATTATCAAGATAGGAAGCTCAGCCCTGTTTGTGAATACTCGTTGTTAATGGAAAAGTATGCAATAGATCGTGAAAATGAAGGTTTAGACGAGGACAAAGTTGTACTCAACTATAAGGGAATGAAAGGACTTCCACAAGAGACCCTTGGCGGCGTTGTCGCAAATTTGCAAAAGAGGTTAGGACTGTGGTATACCGAAGTTGTTTCAAAATTCACAGCAGAAGATGAAATGGAATTTGACAATTTTACAAAGCCAAATTCAAAAGAGGCTATTTTCGTTATTTATCCGATAGGCTCGACAACATTTAAGCCTATAATTTCAATGTTCTATCAACAGTTCATTTCAAGAATGAAGTATATGGCATCGCAGAAATGCGGCGGCAGTTTACCTGTTATGCTTAACATTGAAGCTGATGAAATTTGTAATATTTCTAAAATACCGACACTAAAAGACGATATTGCAACAATACGTTCTATGAACATTAGAATGACATTTGTTATACAATCACTTACTCAGTTACAGGCAAAATACGACAAAGAAGCAGAAGATATATTATCTAACTGTGGTATTGTATGTTTTTTTGGTTCGAGAGATAATAAGATACGCAAGTGGCTATGTGAAGAACAGATAGGTTATACCACATTCAAGAAGGAAAATAAGTCTTACAGTAAGAATGGTACGAGCGAAAGCGAACAGGATCAAAGAAGATTGCTTATTTCTCCTGACGAAATTGATGCGCTATGCGATGAAAAAGGCGATCATACAGGTATGGGTATTTTTCTTATTGGTTTTCGCCGACCTTTTAAAGCTTTAAAATTGAGGGCTTGTGATTTTCACCATTCAGAAGATGTATATTTTCCGTGGCAAAAAGAAGAAAAAGAACATTGCTTTACAAGCCTTGATAAATCCTTATTACCTGTGAAAGAAGCAAGAGAAAAACGGAAGTCAGAGGCGCAGGCAGAAAAAGAAAGAGCTGTCAACACACACCTTGGAGAACAGTTTGAACGAGATTATAACGATGCTGATTTAGTATCAGTTACCGATGAAGATTTCTTTGAAGAAGTCTATGGTGAGGCGACTGTTCAATATGTTAAGCAGGACAAGAAAGAAAAGAAAAAGAAGGGGGCTGTCAAAGTTGAATTTGACAAAGATGCTCTCTTTCAGGAAGTTGCAAGCGAGATAGAAAAAAGAGATTAATATATGAAAGGGGAATGTGAAAATGTCAGACCAGTCAGAGAGTTTGGGTGGTGTTTGGAGAGTTCTTCAAACTGCAATACAGTTCTATTTTCAGTTTAAAATGAACAGAAGATTGGCAGGCAAACAGAATAAGGCAGGAGAGGCGCAAGCGAGGAAGGCTCAGCAACGTTTATTTAAAGCGAGAAGCAATGCGGCAGGAGAATTGTTTGGAAAACAGCCATTTCAGTTTACAGGGCTGCAAAGTGATATGTACTATTTTTTGCCGAATGACCGACTTAGTTTGCAGTATGTAAAAAACATACCTGATGCAAAGTTGCAGTCAAACGTTATGGACGTTCTCAAAAGCTCGGAAAAACAAGGTCTTATAAAATATGACCCACGCTTTGACGATTTTTATGTTACAGAAAACGGATTGAATTGGCTGTGTGATAAGTCGAATGTAAATATGTATAAAGAGTATATGAGCGCATACAGAAAGCACGAGGGCGTGACACATATGTCACCCGAAGAAGTTGCAGAAGGAGCTGTAAAGGCTGAAAGCGGAGTTGCTAAAGTCAATGGGGCAACAAGCGCAAAAGCCGTACAAGGCACAACGGCGCAAGCTTCTCAGGTAGGTGCTTCACAGGCTGTATCAAGTGCTACAGTAGCGACAGCGCAAACTACGGCGCAAGCCGCAGGACAAGCAACAGCACAGGCAACTGCACAAGCAGCGGCAGGGGCGGCGACTGGCGGTGCTTCTGCTGCTGCCACAGTTGCCGCATCGGTAGCTAAGGGTATCGTAAGTTCAGCGGCTCAATCTTCTGCGCCTTCTCCTGCACCGACAATGACAATGACGATGAAATAAGGTGAGATTTATGCAGTTATCCGTACAAGGAGTAGGAAGGCTCGGACAAGATGTTCGACTCACAGAAACGATTATAGGCGGCAAACCAATGAGAGTGGTCTATAATTCACTTGCTATTTTTCAAAATGCAAGTGAGCCGTTTTGGATAGACATAAAAATAATGCCGCCGTACTCTTTGAAATTTCCTGACTTCTTTAAGAAAGGCGACAGAATATCTTTTACAGGTGTTCTTGAGAACCGTGATAAAATGGTCGGGCTTATGAGAGTTAAAGACGTGATTTTAAATGTTCAAAAGTGCGAGCATTTGAAATAGTAAGATTACTTGAAAGGAAGTGAAAAAATGCTGAATAGTGCAATTATGGCATTGATGCCACGAATTACAAAGGTTGCAAGCGATATAACCCTTTTGGTTACAGCGGAAGATGCTAACGGCTATATAGCTGATATCGCAACGCTCATATTTTGGGCAATTAGAATATACATAATCGTAACACTTGTTGAACCACTTAAAGACTGGTGGCAAGGTGAGAATGAAGAAGAAGAAAGAAAGTCCAAAGGAGCTAAGAGAAAGCTCATTATGGGTGTAATTATTGTTGCTGCAACAGTAATGCTTGAAGTAGGCGTTAAGTCTATGCTGTCGGGCGAAGGTATGCCGAGTCTGTTCGGATCAGGTTCTTAAAAATCAGAGAAGCCCCTTGCAAGGGGCTTTCTTGTTATAGGAGGGCGATATGAATTGAAGAAAATACTGTGCATTTTTCTTGTGTTTGCCGTGTGCTTATTTAGCTGTACAGCAGGAAAGGTGCTTAATTATAACAGCGTAGGAGTAATACAAGCATATGCTGATGATGAAAGCAACAGCGAGGACGATGACGAGGGCTTTTTTGAGGGAATAAGTAATGCACTGAGTAGCATCGCTGATACGATAGGAGAGGTAGTTGATGCTATTGTAAGTCTTGTCAGTTCAAATACAAACCTTGCCGCCCCATTAATAGCGAATTGGTTTGATACGTTTTTTACATCTCTTACTGCTTTATGGAGCGGTATAATGGACGATGTTGTTGCTGATGAGTTATTTAGCTCAAATACATTGTATGGTAGCGGTCATTTAGTTGCTAATATTGCTACCATTCTTTCTCTCACGGCAGTGGGCATATGGTCGATTGGTGTTGCACTTGAATTGAAGCATGAGATAAAAAGATCTGAGGACGGAGAACTCACCCTTAAAAGATTTACAAGTGCATTAGCAAGGTCATTTCCGTCATTGGTGTTTATACTCGCAAGCTATTGGATTTGCAAATGTATTGTATATATCAATGAGGGTATGGTGAGCCGTGTTGCTGATTTGTTTCCGAGTATGGACGAGTTTTTTGATACTTGGCGATTATCGTATGATACATATGAAATATTCGGTCAAGGAGCAGGACTTGGATATATGGGCTATCTTGCAGACCTTCTTATGGGTTTGGTAAATGTTCTTCCTATTTTTATATCAGTAATAGTGCTGATCGTAATAGGTTGGTGCGTGAACATAAAGCTAAAAATGAGACAAATTGAGGTAAGCTGTATGATAGCTGTATCTCCGTTGTTTTTCGCTTGTGCAGGCTTTGAGTCATTGTCAGAGTATTTTAAGAAGTTTATAATGACCTTTATATCTGTGGTTATTCAGACTTTATTTATGGCTATCGTTATTCTTATTGGAATGACATGGTTTAACGATGAAGTTGCAGATATGGTGAACAATGGTGAAACAATTTTCAATATAGGCGGAGATAGAACGATAGGCGACTACTTTGCAGATATCTTTATTTTCATTGCAATGGGCATAATGCTTTTAAAGCCGCCGTCAGTATTGCAGAACTTAGTGAAAGCATAATGTGCTACGTATAGCACATTGAGAGGGGGAATAAAATGAAGAAGTTAATGGTGAGTGTTGTATTCACCATATTCATAACATTGCTTTTTCCTCAAATATCTGCCTATGCCGACAATGCTGACAACGAGCCTATACAGGGAATAACACAGACTACGGACGAGCCTGTGTATATTGACGATAGGTGTTATCCCTTGACTGCTAACAAGGAAGAAAAAAATGACGAGGACGGAGTATTTTATGCCTTTAAATTCGCCGCCGATCGTGGAGGAACAAGAAACATTTATGCTGTTATGGACGGCTACATTCTTGACATTCAGTCTGATTATCTGTGGCTAGAGGATAATGAAGGGGAGATACAGACCGTATACAGCCCACAGATAAGTGGCTCAATAGAATGGCTTGTGTCGCCTGATGATGATGTAGAGGCAGGCGATGTTATAGGTAGGATATCATCGCAAGGAAATGACTATCAAAATCTTTATGTGCGGTTTTTGAGAGAAGATATTGGCGATGATGAACAGCCATACTTTACTTGGAACGAGATTTTCAATGGTGAGGCTGACAATATTGGAGAGGAAATTTCCATATATGACCGTTGGAGAGTTTATACAGAACAGTTTGACCGTGATAATTGGCAAAGCTTTATAGACAGCTTTAATTACATAATTGGAGTTTTCACAGGTGAGACAGATTTAGCAGGAGACGTGCTTGAAAAACTTACAGATTTCTGCGATAGATTTGTGGAAATATCGTCCTTTGGCTTTAACTATTTTCGGAGAGAATTGACAAAAGAAAGGCTGTTTGACGATAACACATTCACAATGGTAAAGAACATATACGTTTCACTATATCCTTTTGCTATATTCATAGCAATAATGATATGGTACATTGACGTGTATAAACAAATAGCATCATCAAGTTTTGACGGCTTTAGCAAGCGTGAATTTAAACAGCTTGCATGGTCTTTCTTAGGAGTAGTTTTTTGGATAACCAATGCCTTTGGCTTGTGTATTATTATCCTGAAAATTGAGTCAGGTGTGGTTTCAAACCTTGTTACAAATGACGATCTAATAATTAGAAGCTTTGAGTCAACGGTTGAAAGAAGCGATACAGGAAATGTTTTTGGAGACTTCATAAATACGGTGCTTGCTTGGCTGAACAACTATATGACTTTTATTCTGCTGAATTTAATAATGTTAGTTGTATCTCTTTGCCTTGTGTGCAAGCTGACAGTTCGACAGATAGAGTTATGCTGTATGATTTCAGTATCGTCTGTTTTCTTTGCGTGTATGCAAATGAAAAATATGAAATGGCTTTTCAGAAAATTCTTTAAATCATACATTTTTTTAGTGTGTCAAACGATACCAATGGCTTTGATGTATTTAATAGGTCGAAACTGGGTGAACGAAAGAATGAGCGAGCTTACATTTATGAACTTAGACAGCATTGTTATTGTAATCGGTTTAGGCTGTTTAATGCTGAAAAAATCGTTTCTATATAGGATATTTGAATAGGGGGAAGAAACTTGGCTGAGATAAAAGCAAAAGTAATCAACATAAAGTACGTTAAGTCGGAAAGCGAAAAAAGCAAAGGAACTTTTTCACCTAAAGATTTAACCGTAATAGCTGTTACGGCGGCAGCGGTCATTGCAGAAATGCTGACCTTCGGCAAGCTGTTTGGAATGGGCTTAGTGCCGAGAGCCATAATAGGTGGGTTAATCATCATTTCTTCTATTTTCGGTTTTATGATCGAGGTGGATAATGAAATGCTTGTAACACACATAATTAATATGAGAAGAAACAGAGTGGATATAAGACCATATTGCAAGAGAGGTACGTTTGACGTGCCAGTTGGCGCAGAGGCATCTATAAGTGACACCAAAAAGGTCGAAGGAATATTCATTGTAGGAGAGGACGAAGCGGAAATGAAGAAGAAAAAAAGCAAGTATGAGGGCAAGTCGATTTGTGTTCCAAAGACTGCGCAAGATACACTACCGTTTGAAGAAGTTTACGAGGACGGAATTGTGAAGGTGCGTGAGAATGTGTATGCTTTGGTATTTGCATATACGGATATCGAGTACAATAAACTGACGCTTGACAGTAAACGAAGAATGGTAGACCAGTACCACGAACTGCTGAACTCTCTGCCACAGAATGTAACGTATCAGGAGCTTATAGTGAATAAGCCTGTTGACCCTAAACGCTATGATAGAGAAATGATGCTGAAAACGAAGGATAATCAGGAGCAAGAAGAACTCGTTGACAGTATGAATGATATCATTGCATACTATGTTTCACAGTCTGCAAAGTCAACGGCTGAACATCTAACGTATATGGCTCTTTCATATGAGCTGCTTAACAGCAAGGACGATTTGACAGCTCTGCATAACACCTATGAGGATATCAGCAACGTGCTTGAAGCACTAGGCTCAAAGACAAGAGTCCTAGAGCCAGAAGAAACATTTAAGTTAATGCACGATATCTATTATCCTTATGAGGAGTTTAAGCTTGCAAAGGATATCTATGCAAGGGGAGAAAATATCAGAGATTACATTGCACCAAATGGCTTCAAGTTTACGAGGAAGTACATAGAGTTAGGCGACAATCACTTTATGAGAGTGTTGGCAATGAGACTTGCTTATGATGTGAACGAGCTTACTGACAGCTTCATTGCAAAGCTCCTTGACAATCCTTATAGGGTATGTGTATCAAAAATCGTTACAAGGCTTGATAAGAATTACGCCTTGAAGCAGATAAAAAATGATTACGCTGATGCAGTTGATCGTCAGGATCAAATTGAAAAGGAAAACAGTCAGAAGGGCGTTACTGGTATGTCCTACACTGTATCGTCAAGAATTAAAAACCTCAGAAATGTTCTTGACGAGGTTAATAAAACTGAAAATGAACTTTTCAGAATTGCATTGTTTGTAACCATAAGCGCAGAGAGCCTTGAAGAGCTTGACAGCCTTACGGACTATATCAAGCAGAAAGCAACAAGCAGTCAGGTCGCTTTGAATATAATAGCAGGCGGACAAGAGAAGGGAATACATTCTGTTATGCCGTTTGCAGTCAATCATTTTGACGGAAGTAAAACGAGCTATACTACAAACCTTCTTACTGAGGCGGCATCGGTGCTTATACCTTTTTCAACGAGAGTATTCTACAATCCGAATGGTGTATGTTACGGCTTTGAAAAGGTCAATAAAAATCTTATCGCTATTGATAAGGACGAAGGAATGAACGCTAACACTATGATGTTCGGTGCATCGGGTTCAGGAAAGTCTATGCTTGAAAAGCTGACATTTATTCAGATGTACCTGAAACACCCCGATTATAGGTCAATATTTATCGACCCTGACGGAGAGTATACACATCTTCTTGAAGAAATGGGCGGCGTTCAGATAAACATTACTCCGTCCTCGAAAACGAAAATCAATATATTCGATATAGATTTGAATTATGTTGATAAGGACACTCAGCAAGACCCTATTTCAATGAAAATAGACTTTATGCTTATGGTTGTCGAGCTTGCAAAGAAATCTCCTCTTACCTCTTCGGAAACAAGTATACTGAATAGGTGTATCAAGCATCTATATCAGCCGTATATAAAGAGTGGTGACGAGAAGGACAAGCCAATATTCAGCGACCTGTACAAAATGCTAAAAGGACAAGACGAGGACGATGCGAAAAAGCTTGCTCTTGACCTCGAATTTTATGCAGATAGTGATTACTTCTTTGACGGTCATACAAACATTGATATGAATAATAAGCTTATCCAGTTCAATGTTAAGAATATCGAAAAGGACAAAACAATGTCATTGCAGATAATTCTTGAACTGATTTGGCAGACTGTAAATAAGAACAGCAAAAATGGCTACAGAACGATATTTGTAAACGATGAAGTTCAGACAATGCTCACAGACTATACAGGACAAGAGGCAACGAGAAGCAGTAAATATTACGAGGAAACTTACCGCCGTATTCGTAAACTTGGCGGTATACCGACAGCTATTGTTCAGAACATTTCAACGTTCTCAAAGTCCACGGTCGGCAATGCGATGATGGACAACGCAAGTATGACGATACTTTGTCAGCAGGGAGAGGCTGATATTGAAGTAGCGGCGGCAAGATTTAAGCTTACCCCCGAAGAAACTAAATGGGTATCATCAGGCGTTCTTGGAACAGGTATTATAAAGGTAGGTCAAAAAAAGGTTATGTATGATATGCGAATACCTCGAAAAGTCAGAGCCAATTCATTGGTTTATGAGCTTTGTGCAACTGACCCTAGCAAATAGAATGATGAAGATAGCAGAGGAGTTTAAGACCTCTGCTATTTTTTTGTGTGCTACATATGTCACGTCAAGTATTTTCATAATTTTCTTATACATTTGCAAAAAAGCACTTGACAAATTGCTTATAATATGCTATAATGTATTCATAGAACACAATACGAAAGAGGTTTTATTTTATGAAAATCATAAAAAACATCAATGACCTTGTACCGAGAACTCCTGCGGAAAAGGCAGAACTGGATAAGGTCATTTCCCAAAAGATAAACATAGGCAGTACACTTGAATATAAGAGTGCTTACTATATCTTAGACAATGCCTTTTTCACAAAAGAGAGAGGCGGCAGTAGAAGAATAGTAATGGGCGTTCTTGTAGGCGTGAATGGCGCAACACTGAATATTAACCTCAATGATAGCTCGGTCAAGTATGCGGACGTTCTGATGCAGACCTGTAGCGATAGTTATGATATCCTTGCTATGATCGGCGCAAAGTGCTTGAAATGTGGCGACAAAACAGTATACGATAAGGTTTATTCGGTTGCTACACCTTATCATAGTACGGCTAACATCTTTTATTATATAAAGGAGCATTATGTTGAATGGACTTCTGATAAGTCTGAGCTTGACTTCATTGAAGCGTGGATAACAGACCACGAAAGTCGATATCCTGATGTTCTTCGTTCTCGTCTCGATGCTAAGAAAATGAGCGATATGATCGCAGAGGGTAAACGGTATGCGGATATAGGACGTATGTATAATACGTCAAGAGAGTTCGTGAGAGTCCTTGCAAAATCTTATGCTGAAAAATATCCCGACCTTATCTTGTCGCCGATAAAGAAGAAAAAGTCTATAACCAAGGAAGTTTTCAATAACGTCCTTGTTAGAATAGCGGTTTCTGAGAAAATGAAGAAAGCCATTGATGATTACTTTGCAGATAATGAGATAATCGGTCATACACAGTATGTGGGCTTTTGGCAGCCTGTTCTCGAGAGTTTCCTGAACAATCCAACGGAAATAAAGGGAGAGTATCTTGTAAAAAGCGACTCAGGTATGTTGTCTGAGGAACGAAAAAGACCGATAAAGGTGCATTTCTATATCACTCAGGAAATGAAAGAACGCCTTGACGATTATGTGAAGGTATACAATGAAACTCACTCACAGCATATCCGTGGTAAGGGAAGAGTTGTTTTGCAGGCACTTGATGATTTTCTGATGTGACACGTATAGCACATTTGCTCAAATGTGTTGACTTTTGCGCATTTTAAGTGTAAAATTTATAATGAGGTGAGTGTATTGAAATCAGAAGAAAGCAGACTGTTGTTTTTCGATAAAAAGGACAGTGAAGAAGCTGCCGAGAAAGAAAAAAGAACGATAGACCATTCCGTAAAGTTCAAGAATAATTTGAAAGCCGTTGGCGAGTGGATAGTTAAGATACTCAGCTCGTTTGTTGTTTGTCTTGTGGCATCACTTCTTGTTACTATCATTTTTAATTCGGTACAGGAAGATGTTTCATTGGCGAGTTCCTTTGATATGGTTATAGGCAAGATAAAGGAATGGGTCGAAATATACTTATAGACATAGGAAGGAAAGTATACAATGAATGTAGTTGTTGTCTGCAATAAGCTTAATAAAAAGACAATGAAAGAATATCTGCCCAGTAAGAAACATAACATCAATGTTTTGGGCATCATCATTTCAGTAAAAAATAAAGACGAACTCATTCGCCAAATCACAGAGGTTTATAATCCTCACGCCTTGTTTTGGGTGAACGGTGTTCCTTGCGGCTCGAAAAATAAAGAGATAAGCGAGTTGGAAATACTCACAGATTTAAAAAAGGCTGACCCTAATCTTAAAATTTTCTATAGCGTTGTGAACAGGGTCGAGATAGACAATTACGACGAATTTGTGACTGAGCTTATCCGCAATGGTATTTATAACATCATTACTGGTGTAAGGACGGTTGACGATTATCATAGACATTTGCTGTCACCGATAACAAACGCTGAGGCGGCGTTTAAGCTTGCAAAGGTAGAAATGCCTGAGAACTTTAAAAATGAGGATATGGAGCGTGAGGAACAGGAACAGCTTTCGGCAGAGTTTGAGGAAACTTTTGACGAAAATGAGTTTTATCAAAATTCTCCTTCTGTTGCGGCAATAGCCCCTGTTAATATAGAGCAGGGATATGGTGATAATGGCTTAAATGAGTATGGCAAAACAGAGGAACTGAGCCACCCCGAGAGCGTTGCGCCTGACGAAGAAGTTCCTGACTTTATCAATGAGAATGTTGACGAGCTTATCGCCAACTCAAAGAGCGAAGAATACTTTGCGAATAAGGAAGAGACAACAGAGGAAACACCTGATACAGCGGACACAGACGAAGCAGAGGACGTTCCGATCGTAAGCTTTGATGATAAGCCGCAAGACTTTGAAGAACTCGTTACAGAGGAGCAGAGCAGTGCTGAGAACGTTGTACCCGATGAAGAAGTTCCTGACTTTATAGGTGAGGACGTTGACGAGCTTATCTCCAACTCCAACAGCGAAGAATACTTCTCGGATAAGGAAGAGGTTACAGAGGAAACGCCCGATGCAGCGGACACAGACGAGGCAGAGGACGTTCCAATCGTAAGCTTTGATGATAAGCCGCAAGACTTAGAAGAACTCGTTACAGAGGAGCAGAGCAGTGCTGAGAACGTTGTACCTGATGAAGAAGTTCCTGACTTTATCAATGAGAATATTGACGAGCTTATCGCCAACTCCAACAGCGAGGAATACTTTGCAGATAAAGAAGAAGCCACAGAGGAAACGCCTGATACAGAGGACACAGACGAGGCAGAGGACGTTCCAATCGTAAGCTTTGACGATAAGCCGCAAGACTTTGAAGAACTCGTTACAGAGGCGCAGGGTGGAACTGAGAACGTTGTGCCTGATGAAGATGTTCCTGACTTTATAGGTGAGGACGTTGACGAGCTTATCGCCAATTCCAACAGCGAGGAATACTTTGCGGATAAGGAAGAGGCAACAGAGGAAACACCTGATACAGAGGACACAGACGAGGCAGAGGACGTTCCAGTTGTAAGCTTTGATGATAAGCCGCAGGACTTTGAAGAAAGCATTACGGAAGAATTGAGCCGCCCTGAGAACAATGCTTCTCACCATACTCCTCTTGTATATGAACAGCCGAAGGCAGTTTTTGAAAACGCCACGGTAAATACAGTGGCAGAGCAGAGCAGATTTAACCCTGCAATGCTGACGGCACATATCACTGTGGCGGTAAGTCAGCTTATACGGCGCACAGGCTGTACGCACGTTTCCGTAGAACTTGCTTCGTTTCTGAAACAGAAGTATTCAGTCGGCGTGGTTTTCTCAGACAATGAAACATATCTGAACTTTGCAGATTATCTCAACGTTGAGTGCAGTATCAATGACGGCTTTAAGTATAACGGCGTTTCGTATTATTCTCCTGCTTGCCTGAGTATATCTCAGGGAAATCACGAGATAACCATTAAAGACTTTGGTATAGTTTCTGATGATGAACTGACAGAGTATGAAAAATGTCCATATAAGCTTCTTGTAGCTGACTTTGGCTTTTGGAATGTTTCAGTTATAGAAAAGTATATCGTTGACAGTGCTATGTCATATGTGCCTCAAACGTATTTTCTCTTCAATCTCATTGGTGAGAACAGATTTACAGATAAAATACTTCCTTTGGCGCAGAAGGGATATAAGGTGTTCAGGTTGTCTGCATCGGAGAGTTGCTTTGAATACTCGGCGCATAATGCAGATGTGTACGGTAGAATTTTTAATCTTGCTGATGCACCACAGCCTAAGAAAAAGCAAGGCTTATTTAAAAGACGTAAGAATAATTAGCGTGATATATGTGTCACAATTGAAAGGAGAAAAAATGACAAACTGTGTTATCATAGATGTGGAGAAGCCCATAAGGTGTAGGGAGTGCGGTGAGATTATACGTTGGGAACGTTCGAGGACAAATCGAACTGTTGTATGTGGTTATGTGATGTCTATTCGCAGCTTGATAGATTGCGGTGAAGAAGTTGAAAATGGGTCGGAAAGCAAAATTCTTTCGGATAACGATGTTCAAAAGCTAACTCGGCTTTTGGGTGACAAATCAATACCGAAACATAGCGGAGAAGAAAGATTATCTCTCAGTTTTTCAGAGTACAAGTATCACTCAGTTTTGAAAACAAGAGCTTTTTGGGCTTTGCTTAGAACGATTTCCGTAATTATAGCATATGTTCTTGCCGCTGTGTTTTCAATGATTACAATTGGTAGAACATTACACGATGAAGCAACGGTTTTAAAGCTAAAATCGTTGCTGACATTGCCAAATCTATCTCTCGCATTTATAATTGCCCTTGTGCTTGGCTTACTCACGCTTATTCCCAAAAGAAAGAAACAACGGCTTGACTTGTCATTGGAGATAGACCATATGGACGAATGTCAACATTGCGGAAATAAGCAGAATGAGAAATTAAATATTCCTAGGCTTGCTCTTGAAACAGATAGTAGACTTTGTGAAATGCTTAAAAGCTTCAAAGCTTTTAAGGATAATAAGGCGGAGCTTAGTGGAGAAGATTTAGATTTTTTTTGCGATTGGTTTATGAAATACAATAAGTATGATGATGCTGAAAATGTTTCACATATAGTGGAAAAAATACGGAGTATTCAATACTTTGCCGAGCTTGGTAATACGCCAATACTTGTGGAAATCGGTAATGAAATATGTACCGAAAAGAGAAGAAGAAATATTTTAATATACGATAAGGTTTAATTATGGTGAACAAGACGTATCTGATAGAGGAGAGAAGAAAAATGGAAATGCAAGCAATAATAGAAGTTAGAAAGCCTGTAAGATGTGAGTCCTGCGGAGAAATTTTGGCGTGGGAACGTGTAAATTCACATCAAGTACAATATATGAGAGGAGCGATTGTAAACAATATATTATCGCTGCTTAGTGATACACGGTCAGCGTGGTGCAAATCTATGACTATGTTATCCGATGATGAACTGAATTGCATATATGAAATGTTGGACGAGGACACTTTGAGTGGAATAGAAAGAGTCATTTGCCGTGGAGAAGAAAAGCCTTTTTTGAGGTTTGAAAAAGTTGCATCAAGTAATGACAGCGGTATTAACAGAGGAGGGCTTCTTATTGCAATATCTCTTATATCTCTTTTGTGCTTTATCGTTTCGGCGTTCCAACTTTTTTTATCGGAATTTGATTTTGCGACATCAACAATAAATGTTTTGGTGCTGTTGCTGTCGGCATTTATATACATTTCATCACAAAATGCAAGACGTAAAATCAATTCTTTACACAACGAAGTAATTTTTAATCTTGTATCATATGCACATATGAAATGCTCTAACTGCGGTAACGTTTCAAACGAAAAAATTGAGGATAAAATTCTTTCATTTGAAATCAAGCCTTATGTTTTCGCTCGTTTCAACAAAGAGAAAAGGTTTGATGATAATATGGCTGAATTAACAGTCAACGATCTTAGCAAGCTTTCAGAGATTATAAGGAAAGGTGAAGGTGCTGAGTCTGAACGTTCCAAATACATGACAAGAAAAATCAAAGACTTTACGGAAGATATGACAGCTTATGATGCACAGACAGTTATGGAGATTTTTGATATGATCTAAGTGAATGTATGTAGCACAATTAGGAGCGATAAAATGAAAGGGGAGAATGACGAATGGACTTTGATATAACTACAGTGCTGATGGTGATAGTTGCCATAGGCGCAATATTTGCATTTGTTATAGTTGCGATTATGACGATAGAACTGTTTGAAAGGCACAAAAAGACAAAGGTGAAGGTTATGAGAAGGAAAAGCAGCAGTAACGGAAAGCGGACACATATAGCACAATCAGAAAGGAACTAAAATGCAGATAGGCTTGATAAACTCTTTGGAGTCGGTCGAAATAAGCTTTAATTCACTACGACCTCATTATGGAACAGGTGTTACTACAACAAGCGTAGGCGCATACGGCGAGAAGAAACATTCGTATAGAAATGGTGTTATGACAAGTCAGGGTGATATACTTGAAACTGTATGGGTAGCAGCCGTTGAACTTTTAGCTGCGAAAAATTGTGAAACAGCCTTGCTTGAAAAGCTTAAAGAGGCGCAGTTTTCAGGTTGTGCAAATCATACCGAGTATCTGATAACTAGAGAGGCGTGCAGGCTTTATGCTTACCAAATGTTTGATAATAAAGGGTGGGTCGAATACGTTAGATTTAATAAGCTTGTCCGACCGAACGTTTTGGCAAACGATAAGGACATTATAAAAGTTCTTCCGAAGTGCTGTAAAGAGTTGTGTGAGACAACGAAACAGATCATATCTGCTTCTTATGATGATAAGATACCGTGTCCGATATGCGGTAAAAGAACGGAATATATCGGAGCTTATGAATGATAAAAAGGGAGAGATACCATGAAGAACAGCGTTAAAAGAACAACAGCGGCTATACTGGCGGCAATGATGATAGGAACAGGAATATATGCTCCGATTGCCGATCACTATAACCTTTTTTCAGAAACCTCGATAACCGCAGAGGCGGCAAGTGTGGGGAAGGTGACAGGTCTCAAATCAAATACTTTGAGTAACAGCAAAATAAAGCTTAAATGGAAAAAGGTCAAGGGCGCAAGCGGCTATACCGTGTATATGCGTAAGAATGGAAAGTATAATAAGGTAGCTGATGCCAAAAGCACAACATACACCGTAAAGAAGCTTCCAAATGCCACAAGAGAGAATTTCAAGGTCAGAGCATATAAGAAGGTAAAGGGCAAAAAGATATATGGCTCTTATTCTTCCAATTGGAACACCGCCACAAACCCTCAGCCTTGCAAGGGCTTGAAAGTATCTTCTGTAAATTCAGACAGCGTAAAGCTTTCGTGGACGAAAATTGGCTGTACAAACTATCGTGTTTTCCAGTACATAGGCGGTGAGTGGAAGGAGATAGGCAAGACCACAGGAACGTCATATACCGTTAAGAAACTCACACCACAGACAGAGTATCGGTTTAAAATAAGGGCTTGCAAGAAGGACGATAAGAAGAAAAACTATAACCATTATGGTAAACATTCAAAAGTTGTTACTGTCACAACGAGCGTTGGAAAGGTAACAGGCGCACAGTCCAATACTCTGAATAACAGCGAGATAAGCTTATCGTGGAACAGTGTAAGCGGAGCTGACGGCTATTCAGTCGGAATGAGAAAGAACGGTGTGTATAACGAGGTCGCAGACGTAACAGAAACAACTGCGAAAGTTTCAGGTCTGCCAAATGCCACGAGAGAAAGCTTCAAAATCCGTGCTTATTCTATTGTAAACGGCTCAAAACAGTATGGTTATTGGTCTGATAGCTTGGCAACAGCTACAAACCCTCAGAGAGCAAAGGGGCTTAACGTATCGTCCGTAACTGAAAGCAGCATTACCCTTTCGTGGGATAAGATCGGCTGTAATGAGTATGTGATATATAAGGATAATGGTGATAACTGGGCTGAGGTAGGCAGGACAGCGAATACGCAGTATACAGTTGAAAATCTTAATGCTGAAACATCATATAACTTTAAAGTTCAGGCGGTCAAGATTGACGATGCAAAGGTTGAGCATTATGGTGAAGAAAGTGATGTTGTGACAGGCACTACAAGCAGAAGCGACAAAATCACGCAGGCAGATATTGATGCTATGAAGGCAGAACTTACAGCATATTCAAGAGAAAAAGCTGAGTATATCAAGGAACATTATACGGAGTTTTGGAAGTATGGAACAGATTTCAATACACTCGAAGAATTTTTTGAATTAAAAGAAGGAAGTGTAACTCCCGAAACTGCAAGTTATGATGCAGTA